TTACGAAGTCAGCCCGTGCATGGCGCACACCGTGATGCCTGCGGCACAGAGCCAGTAGCCTGCCGCCCACGGGTGCCCGAGCCAAAGCATCCACGGCACCTGCATGAGGTAGAGCGTCAGAATGAGGGCCGTGATCCACCAAGCGGGAGACATGCTAGCGCTGTTCCTTCGCCGCGAACCGTGCCAAGTCTTCGACCATGCAAAGGGCTTCGCGGCGCGAGACGGGAACGTCGATGAATTTGTCCTGGGCCAGATGCACCCGCCAATGCGCCTTTCCGCAGTGCTCGCGGAACCGGACCCACGGGAACGGGTTCGAGCACGTCGGTTCGTTGATGTCCCCGAAGTTCATATGCTGAAGGCGGTAGCCTTCCGGAGCATCGGAGGCTTCCGTGTCACAGGGGCGCTCGGGCGTGTGTAGCTGAATCACCTTGTCGTCCATACCGTCCTCAGTTTTTTGCGTGACGTGATGCAGCCCTTGGGAATCACGGTTACGTCTCCTACGGATTCGTCCTCGCCGGGCTCCGGTTCGATGAGCGAAGCCGCGAGCGTCAGATCGCGCTTATCTTCCCGGATTACCCAGCCACGAGTGACGCAGCGTGCGGGCGTAGGGAGTTCGGACACCGCGTGCCATTCCGCCGAGCCCTTGATGTCGAGCCAGCGGACCTCGACGAAATCGCGTTTAGGCTGCTGCACGCTTCCCTCGCTTCATCGTGAGGAAGTCCGCGCCTTCCTCAACGTCGAGGAAGGTCGTGATTGTCCGGCGCTCTGGCTCAAAGACCGTCACGCCACCACAGCCGGTACGCTGCTCTTTCAGGCTCAAGCGCCTGGCGTGGTCGTCCATGAACTTGTAGCCGCGGACCCGGAGAAAGGTCTGGATACGGCCGCGTCCCGGGTTCTCAAAGACGAAGAGCCCTGAGTTATGCTTGTGGCCTGCGACGTACAGGTCCGCGTCTTCGCCCTTCTGGCCTTCCCGCATGAGCCCGTGCATTGGGTTCCAGATCGAGTTGCCGGCGAAGTCGTGCGCCGCGAAGATGCGGGGCTCCCAGCCGTTGGGGAACGAAAGCCGGAACCGCGCCTCCCAATCGTGCAGGATGATCTTGTGGGCCTTATTCTTGGAAACCATCCTGGCCAGGATTTCGGCCCCGTCGTTCCAGGCGTCGTGATTACCGACCAGCACAAGAAAGAACGGCGTATTGAGCAGGAACCACTCCGCGAACCGCCGCGCAGTCTTGATCGACGCGTCCTGTTCGGCGTAGAGCCGCATCAGCCGGCCGACCCAATTGTTCGTGGTGTCACCTATGTTGGCGGCGACAAGCCCGTCCGTCTCGTTGCAGATCCGCACATGCTTTCGCAGCACCGGTAGATTGCAGCCGTTGTCGTCGATGTGCGGATCACCGAACCAGAGAATGCCGAACGGCCTATTGTCCTTGACCTTGATCGGGAACCAGGTGTGCGCCTCGTGGCTCTCCATGCGCTTCTCGAAACGCTTCTCTGCCATGTCGAGAAGTTCCTCGACCTCCACGTCTTCGTCGGGGAAGTCTGGGAACTCGATCTCCGTGGGGCGTTCAGTCTTGCGGGCACCGTCCGGTGAGAGACCGTGCCGCGCTTTGATTTTCTTGAGGCGGGATTGCAGCGCGCGTTGGCTGATGTCCAGCTTGGCCGCGGCCTCCACGCGCGTCGCGGACGAATCCACGACCTCAATGGTGCGCTGCGCCTCCGCCAAAGAGATCGGTGCGCCGCTCAACTTCTTACCGTGTGCTGGCATGTGCTAGATCGCCGTGTCTGTTTCGCAAATGACGGTGTCGCGGTGTCCGCATTCCGGCATCTTCCAGGCGATCACCTCACCGGTCCGGGTATCGACGATCGGCACCGGGCAAGCGACGCGCCACGTCCGGTACGATGAACCCTTGTGGGCCTGATCCCAGGACACTCCAAGCATGATCGATGCGCGCTGGCAGCGTTGCCGATTGAAGGGTTGTGCCGCTGCACCCATGGCTTCGGCTTGGTCGAATAGCTGAACCTCGAGGCGCCGGCACTGCATCATGCCGTGTTCGACCTTCCAGTCCCGGTTCTCGTGCCCTGTCCATCCTGCATTCTGATCCGGTGGGCCTGCAATGAAGGTCTTGCATACGATCAGCGTCACTATTGCTGGCATGGGCACTGGCATGGATTCCCTCCTAGCGCTCGGTGAGTTGCTTGGTCATGGGCTTAAACCAGCGTGACCTTGAAGCCGGGATCGATCTCTTTCATTTGAACCCCCTTGGGTGATATGTATTGACTTCGATAGCTAAGATATGCATAACATTGGCGCATGCTGGCGTCAAGCTGGTAAACATGGACCATAAACACGTTAAGATGAGCGCACGACAGAGCAGGACCGCCAGGGCATGGCTGGGCTGGAATCAGGCGGATTTGGCCGAAAAGGCTGGATGTGCGACCAGGACAGTCATGGATTTCGAGCGGGACGCGCGGAACACCGCAACAGGCAGTCAGGTCCTCATCCGCATGGCCTTCGAACGCGAAGGCATAGAGTTCGTTGACGGCGGGCTAGTGCTAAAACCGTGAGTCAGAAAGGCAAGCGCAAGTGACTGGCATCTATGTGATTAGCGACGGCCCGGAACGTTGCAAGATTGGTGTTACCAACAATCCCAAGATGCGCCGCAACGCATTGAAGCCAGAGGCGCACGGAACTCTCACAATCGAATTTGTGCGCGACTGCGGTGCATTTAGAGAGGCAGTCGAACGAACCGCCCACAGCCTACTTAAAGAGAAACGAGACTGTGGCGAGTGGTTCCACGTCACCCCGCGAGAGGCAATTGAGGCTGTAACTCACGCGGCTGATGTTCTCAATGTCTGCCTAAGCGACTTCTCCCTGCCCATCAAAAAGAAGCTTGCCCTTATCCCTGCCGACTTGTGGGCTGAGATCGAGCGGATTGCGAAGCGGGACCACAGCGGTGTAGCGAGCAAGGCGATCATTCACATGATCCGCACTTTCGTTGAGGCGGACCGAAAGGAGCGGAAGAAGTGAGCGTCGTTTACGCCATCAGTAACAGCGAGAACGGCCAAGTGAAGGTCGGCATGTCGCACAATCTGGGTAAGCGAACGGCAGAACTGTGCCGGCCAGCACATTGCAATCTAATCTTCTCCATTGAATGCAAAGAACCGAGGCTGACAGAGCGCGTTGCCCACTTATTGCTGAACGGATATGGTCGCGGCGGGGAATGGTTTGCCGTGACCGAGGACCAAGCGGTTTACGCAATCAAAAAAGCCTATGCCGACGTGATTGGTCCGCGAGAGTTGGTCGCAAAACTTGAAGGGCCAACCTTAACGCTCCGCGCCGATCCAGAACTGCTTCAGTTGATCGATGATTGGCGCCGGGAGGAACCCGACCTCCCCGTGCGGTCCGAAGCCGTGAGACGGATGCTCAAGGCTGAAGGCGAGCGCCGCCAGAAAGGACGCAGGAAATGACCGAGTGGAGGCGGATGGAAAGCGCGCCGAAGGATGGAACGCATGTAATCTTAGCTGTCTCCGGAGCGTACACGTCCAAGCAAATCGTCGGGGAAGCGTACTTCAACTCCGAAGACCACGAAGAGGACGGCGATTGGTGGTGGGCAGGAACTAGTTCTGGTGATTACTACGCACAGTCCTTCAAAGAAGCTGCGTGGACCCCAACCCACTGGATGCCACTGCCTAACCCCCCGTCAAAAGCAGCGCAAAGATAAAGAACACGGCTAGTACGACAAGCACGATGGATATGGGGCGTAGGTCGTTTGGGACTTTGCCCCGCACCACGGGTCCAGGGTCGTCGGGCTGTCGGTTCATGACTTCCGCTTCCAAAGCGCGGCGACCTGATACAGGAAGTAGAAGCCGACAACGGCCATCACCACATTCCAGATGTCGGACGACAGCGCATCGGTGCGGCCTCCGGTCCACTGACCGAGAGCTTTGTCCCAAACCAGTATCTTCCAGAGTAGGATGCCGACAGGCATAGCCAGGAAGGTTCGCATCTTGGCGTTCGGGCTGTCGGAGGATTCCTCGATGAGCACTTGCTTCTTGGCCTTCAATGCCTCGATGCGCTCGTCGTACTGCATCCGCTTTTCGTCCGTCTGCGCTTGGGCTTTGGCGACTTGCGCGCGCGAGATTGCGTCCGCGACGCGTTCGACCGGATCAAGGAATATCTTGAGCGGGTTCACCCAATCGAGAAGAGACATTGGCCTAACCCTTCCGGCCCATCGGCGTGTTGGTGTACTTGCGCCACAGCGCATTCATTGCGCCGATCGCAAGGGTCAACGCGAAAGCGGTCTTCTTGTCGTAGACGGATGCCCACGGAACCCCGACGAGGTATTGCAGAAGCTCGCCAACGTAAGGACTGACGACGACCAGTCCGCCAGCAAAGACATTCGCGGCGATGGTGCGCCATCCTTTCGGGACAAACGTCCACGCCATGATGGATGCGACCGAAACAACGCCAAGCGCTAGAATGATGGATGTTACCCAATCCATGTCAGGATCCTTTCTTTGATGTCGCTCCGGAAGTGCCAGACGGCGTAAACCGCAGCCGCGACACCAACGAGCACCGCGACTTGAGGCCACGAGAAACCCGCCATGAGGGTTACAGGAACCGTTGCGATGCCGACCGCAGACGACGCGACAGCGACCTGCTCTGGGCGATCCGCGTAGGCTTGGTCGATTGCTTGGCTCGTCAGCGGGCCCAGGATGCCGTCAACGACAAGACCTCCGTTCGTCCGCTGGAATTTCTTGACCGCGGCTGACGTGCGCTTGCCCCATTTGTTGTCGATGGGACCTGGGTCGAAGCCGAGGTCTGCTAGGCGCTGCTGATAGTGGCTGAGCGGCTTGAAGTCCGGGCCCTGCTCGACGGGACCAGAAGGCTTTCCGTCTTCCAGTATTTGGAGAACATTGACGCGGCGGCCCTTAGACCAGTTCACCCGACCAGACGCGTAAGCGGGATACACCGTGGCGTACCCGTCGCCGTACTTGCCGTGCCGGAACAGGTCCGCTTCCTTCCGGCGTCTACCGATAATTTCCGGGGGCTTGTTCCAGTACAGGATTCGGGCCCTGGCCGTATCCAACTTCCTGCCGACCCAATAGGAGACCCATGAAGCTCGAGCGATAGCGCCCGTGTTGTAGTGGAACGAAACCGCCGCATCGTATTCGTGCTGCTTGACGTTCGCGCCGCCGATCCGGTTATCGACGCCGCGCTCGTACTTGGCGATGTCCTTGACGAACTGCGCCATGACTTCGCCCATCGGACGTGCTACGCCTTTCGTCATCTTGGCGGGGTCAGGATCGCCTGCGTATCTGGTATGGCCGATGCCCCAAGTCCAGACGCCAACGCTGTCCTTGTAAGGCATCTGCACAATACCTTCGTGGCTCGCGATTTCCGCAAGCCCGCGCTTGGAGACCTTCATGTCTCACCTCATCGATTGTGGTGTGGGGAATGCCGCCTGTGGCGGGGTCTAGAAGTCAGGGAGCGGGGGTTTAGCGGGGCGGCTTGTCCCGGTGCCGCCACATAAGAAAGCCCTTGAACAAGAGCAGGCCGACCGACAGGCACGCACCTGTGGCAGTGGCAGTCTTCAGGACCATCTCGGACCAAGCGTTCATGGTCGTGAAGTCCGGCACGGTCGTCGCCGCCACATACGACCCGATGGAACCTGCCCCACCCCATGCGGCAACTGCCGCCGTGCTCATCCGGTCAATGGATTCCGAAAGACGGTCTAGGGCGTGATGCATCATATGCTGCACGGCGCGCTCCCCCGTGCTTCAATCGTTAGTCTCATGGCATGGCCTCCCTGCTTGAGGTTGTGCAATGGGAAGAGACGCGGGGGCGTCTCAAGCGCCCTCGCGTCTCGCTCGGATCAGCGCTGCTGGCCGGAAGCCACGCCCTGAAACTGTGGGTACAAGACTATGCGATTGAGTGACCGTCACCGGTTCGTCTTCATTTCAAACCCGCGATGCGGCAGCACGTCCATTCGTCAGATGCTCGATCCGTTCTCCGACGTAAGGTCGAAGACGCCGCCCCCTGTCCCGTGGCTACACCACCACGCCGGGGCCGATCTGATCGAGGCGGGCATGAAAGAGACCGGGCGCAACCCGGACGATTACGTGTTCCTCACGACCGTCAGAAACCCGTGGGCTCGCGTGTTCTCGGCCTACAAGTTCGGGCTCAAGAACCCCAACTCGACCTGGCACGCGCCGGCCGTTTCGGAAGGCTCGGTCAATGGCTTCGTCCAGCACCCGCATGTGATCGGCAAGATGCGCGGGCATGCCCTCGAAAGCAAAGCCACGAAGCGTGTCAGAGTCTTCCGCATCGAGGACCAAACGGACGAGCTGCTGACCCTCGCGTCCTCGATTGTCGGAGAGTCCATTTCTCTCCCCCACGTCAACACGACTGAAGACAGCAGCTATACGGACGCCTTCACCGAGGCGAATGCAATCGGCCTCGTGGCCGAAATCTTCGCATCGGACATCGCGTTCGCGGGCTACCGCTTCTAGTCGCAGAGGATGTGGTCTTTCGGGAACTTGAACACCCTCACGTCGTCGTCGTGGTCGGGGTGCTTGTCGTTCATCACGAACAGATAATCGTCGCCGACCTCGATCGGCGCCGGCCCCTGCATTCGCCGCGTAATGTTCATCTGCGCGACAATTGCTTTTGGACCTTTGTTCCAGATGATCTTGCCCGGCACCGTCGGACTTTCCTCGCCCGTGTAGATCCAATACGTGTTCCGCCCGGCTCCCAAATCCTTGTAGGTGTTGTTGTGGACGCCGAGCAGCCACTTCCCGTTCCCGGTGTTCTTCACCCAAGGCGTAGCTCTGGGATGCGGAACAGGCCTCCCCGCTGCGCCATCCTCGCGCTGCGCCCAGCCCGTCGTGATGGACTGCTCGTCCGCCGAAATCCTGAACTCGGCGAGATAGCCGGCGTCCGTCCGAAACACCCCGTAGATCCGGCCGTCGTCAAAGAAATCGAAGGCAGGCTCTTCGTTGCTGTCCCCGCCAGCGGCGCTTGAGCCGTCCGGCAACAGGTTCGGCGCCGTCATCCCGTAGTTCCCGTCGGGCAGGAACTCGATCTTGTCGAGCGCGTCCGTGGCGTTCAGCGGGAACTTGAGGATGAAGGCTTCGCTGTCGTCCCACGTCTTGCCCCACAGGACCTTGCCGCGCTTCGCATAGGGTGCGTAGAGCCAGCCATTGCGGACGCGGGTCGTACCCGGAGGGAACCAGGCCAGCTTGTGCAGCCCGCCAAAGGGATTGCGATTGTCGGCGGCCGTCGGCTGATAATTGGCATACCCTGGAGGCAGAACGGTGAGCGTCTGGCCCTCGTCGTCCGAGTATTGAAGGCGCGGCCAGCCGATTGCGACCACCTTTTTCGAGGTCGCATCGCGGTCGTTGTAGGGAATCTCGCGGACATTGTTCTTGTTGAACATGCCGATGAACCAGAGCCGATCCGCAGCCGGATCGTAACTCGGCATCCACCAGGAGCTCTCCGCCATCGACGGCGGGTCGATGTCCTGAATGAAGGACCACGTATCCCCTCCGTCCGTGGACTCATAGATCGCGGCGTGCTGGTCGGGATCGCCTTCCTTAACCGCGCTTTGCGTGACGGTCAGGATGATCTTTCCGGAAGGAAGAACCGCTAGACCGCCCACTTCTCTGTAGGTGCCGTTGGTGACGACAATGCCGTCCCTGTCGAAATCCTTGGCGTAGAGCGGCGGGCATGTCTGCGCCGCGGCCGGGAAAATCGGCGCAGCAAGAAACAGTGCCGCGCCTAGAAGGCGAAACAGGTGCATCTTCATATCCAGTCTTGGTTGTGAAGGTTCGTAAATGCTCGGCCAGATTTGCATCTGATCCGCGATCATGCAATCAGAGATTGGCCACCTACAACGCACAGGTGTCAGGACGGCTTGCGAAGACCCAAAGCGAGGGCAACGTCCGCAGCCGTGATTTCCGCGTCGGACTTGGCGGCTGCGATGCGCCGGAAGGCCCCCTCTTCCGCGGACACGCGCCTCTGCTCTTGCGCCTTGAGAGTTTCGTCTTCGACCCAATCCCCGACCCGGCGATCGAACTTCACGTGACGCGACGGCGGCTTCTTTGCCGTGTAACCCTCCGGAATTGGGCCGTATTTCGGGTAGCTGGTTTTCCCGATCTTCAGCACGACCGCGACGCCGGTTTCCTTGTCATAGACGGTGTGCTTGTGGTGGTTCTCTTCGTAACGCCACGATTGCGCGGCGCGATCGAAGACGCGCATATACCCCTTCTGGGGCTCCGGCGCGGGAACCCCAGTCAGGCTCTGGTGGCCCGTCTCCGGCAAAATCGGGGAACCGTCTTCGCGAACCTTGGCGTCGTACTCGGATAGGTAGGCGCCGGTCTCGGGATGATATCTGTAGATTCTGGCCATAACCCTCACCGAAAGTAGATGCCGACGAGCACGCCGATCGCGTTCACGCGGATTTCGTCGACGCTGTCGGAATAGGTCGGATCGTCCGCGGAGGCGGCGAATGTGTAACTGTAGCGACCGTCGGCGCTGCCGGAGGCCGGCCGGTTCTCTTGGTCCTTGGTCCTGCTCACGGCGCCGGTCGCCGTGCCGGATCCGTAGGCCGTCACCTCCGTGAACGTCGCATCGATGTCGGGTGCGCCGTCGGCCTGCACTTCGCCGACATCGAGATCCGTGCCGTCGGCCGCGCGAAGGCTCTTGTTCGGGCCGTGCCAGTCGGGAAGCGCCAAGCGCTTGTGCGCCGCGAAGTCGGCCGCAGCGTTCGCTCCGTATGTCGAGGCCCCGCCGCCGCTGTCATAGATCGCGTAGGTTCCGTTTGCATTCCCGACGGCCCATCGCTTCTCGAAAAGCGGCCATGTGTCGTCGTTGGCCCTCGACGTGGCGCCGGACGAGCCGTCGCCGATCGTCAGACCGTCGCAAGCAAGGCACGAGTCTGGCAGCGTCAACTCGTCGGCGAAGCGATAGCTGCCGATGCGCTCGGCAATTTGCGCTTCGAGCGCGGACGTGTCGCCGAACCTGACCTCGACCCACTGCACCCCGACACGCTTGAGAACCAGCGGGGTCGACGTGCTCAAGGCCTTGTTCGCCGCTCCGGCCAGACTGACCTCTCCGTCGGCGCCGGCGTTGAGGTGCTGGACGGTGACGGTCCGCGCGGCGTTCTCGGCCCAAAGATAGACGATGGCCCCTTCGCTCAACGTCGTGATCGCCAGCGTGTCGAGCGTATCGGAGGAGTCGTCGCTCTCGGTATCGATCGTATGCAGCGCCGAGACGGGCGTGACGGCGCCGGAAGCGATCGTCAGTTCCGACTGAGCCGCGCCGCCGGGCATCTCTTTTTCGCGGGCGAGCACGTCCTCGAGGAACTGCTTGGCCTCCCCCTCCGAGCGGTCGCCCGACGAGATGTAGTTGGCGTCTTGGAGATCGGTCATGGATTAGAGCCAGAGAATTTTGCAAGCGACGATGGAGGGTTGCAGCAGCGCGACGGGCACGCTGGCGGCGAGGGACGCGGACGATGTGTTGCCGGTGACGTCCAGTGTTCCGGAATAATTGCTGTTGCCGGACACGGAGCCGTTGTGGTCGTGAACGCCGTCGGTCGACGTGTTGGGGCCGCTTTGAACGGATTCGGACTTCCAGCCGGTGACGCGAGGGCCGCCGCCACTGGCCGCGCCCCCCGTAACCAGGTCGCGCGGCTTGTGGTTGTGGCCGCCCGCGTTGCTTATCGAAAGGTTGAGGCTGATGTAGTGGCGGTGATTCTCCACCTCCAGCGTGCCGTCGGCCGTGTGGTAGTGCTCGCGCAAGGGCACCTGCGCATCCGCCAGCGTCACGTCGTCGGCGCCGCCGGTATTCCCGACGGACGATGTGTCCAGATAACCGCTGTCGATCCGGCTCGTCGGCGAGGAGTCGCTGTTCTTGCCGACGATCACGCGCTCGCGCGCGTCGGGCACGAGGATGTCGGAGCCGGACACGAGGCCGGGGCAACGGGCGGCCAGGTCGGGGTTCTCCGCCGCGTCGAGCGTCTGGCCGTACATCAACACAGATCTGGGATAGATGTCGGTTTCGTCGCCCCAAAAGTCGCTGCTCGCGCCTGTCGGTCCTCCCGGCAGAAGCGTCTCGACGAGCTGGCGCCAGCGGAGACCGGACCGTTCGAGGATCAACCGCGACCGGTTCTGCAGCAGAATGTCGTGACCGGCGAGCGTCTCGATCTGGCCGTCGCCGCCGGCGAGATGCTTGACGACGACGAGGCGCGATCCGTCGGCAGGCTCCAGGATCAGCCAGCGGCCGTCTTCGATATTCGTGAGCAGGATATTGGCGAGATCGTCCGTCGACGCGGCGGCTTCCGTGTCGACCGTATGCCGCGCGGAGGTTGGCGTGACGTTGCCGGCGGCAATGGTGAGCGCGCTCACAGGACCGGCGCCGGCACCTTCGGCAACGAAGTCACGCAGATCCTCGAAAGCGTCCTTCATCTGCTGCTGGGTGCGCCCAGAATTGGACAGGTAGCCGCTGCCCGGCAATGCGGTCATCGTTTCAAATCCCTGGTTGTCGGGGTTGTCCCGCGCGAGCGCTTCGGAGAGAGATCAGTAGCCCTGAACGGTCGCGTCCACGTTGCCGGTCACGGCCAGATTGTCCGCGTCGAAGCATTTGATCAGCGGTCCGGCGGAGGCATCCTTGTCGATGAACTTCGCACTCACGGCGTCGCCGCCGTCGTCTTGCAGCGTGAGGCTGATGTTGAGGATCCGCGTGAATGATTCCGTCAGCGAGAGCCGCGTGCCGCCGGCCCCGATGGGCACGTCGTTGAACCGCTCGAGCACGTCCGGCACGTCCTGCCGGACGGTGAACTCCGAAATGATCGGCCGCATGGCGCCGCCGGCGGCGGTGATCCGGAAATAGACCCGCTCGCGCTTGAGCGCGGCGGCCTTTCCCGGCCACGCCCGGTAGTCCGAATCAGCTCCCCACATGGGTTTGCTGTCGTCCGCGTTCCACATCTTCTGCGTCGAGGAACCCCACATCGGCGTATCGCCGTTGCCGCGGTACTGAATCTGATACGAGGCAGCCTGGATGACGATGTCGAGACTGATGTCCCCTCCGAGAAGCGGGTTCGGGACGAAGAACGTCTCATAGGTCATCGCATTGTAGATCGACGTCCAGAAGACCGAGCTGCCGTCCGCATCCCAAAAGATGCCGTCGTCGCCGTAGGCCCAAAAGCTGGCAGCGTCGGTCGCCTTCAACGCGCCGGCATCGAGAATGCCGTTGGCGAGGGCCGCCTGAGCGGTGCCGATATAGTAATCGTGGTCCTTGTAGTCCGTCTCGAGAACCACGTTGTCGACGATCGTATCGCCGAGATCGACCACGATCACGGCCGCCTCGTCGCTCTCCCGGTCGCCGGAGTCGAACGCCTTCAGCAGCAGCGTGAACGTACCGCCGCGCAGATGCGATATGTCGAACCGCGTGTCGGAAATGAACGCTTGATGGGCGAGATCCGCGTCGGCCCAAGTGTACCGCTGGCCGCGATGGAACCGAAGCTGGAACCCCTTGAAGTCGAGCGGCGGATCGTAATCCCAGACCGCATAGTCGCCTTCCAGATAGAGCGCCTCGACCCCGTCCGGCGGAGCGGTTTTGCCGATGACGAAATAACCCGCCTGCACGAACCAGTCGCTCGTCGCCCCGGGAACGTCGGCGTCGGCCGTCGCCACGCGTCGCAGCCGGATATCGTAGGTCTCGCCGCCGATCACCCCTTCGATGATCACCTGGTCCTGCAGGCCTTGCGAGATCGAGGGCCCGTAGTCGTCCGCGTCCTGGTAGCGGATCTGCGCCTCGAGAACCGCTTTATTGAGAAACAAGCCTGCAGGCGGGCGGGCCGTGACGACGACGCGCTCGGCGACGGAGCCGTCGTCCCCGCGCACCGCGACGGTGATGTCCGATTGGATCGTCTCGATCTCCGGAATGTCGGGGCGCAGACTATAGCGCGGCAGCCGCGTGATCTGGCTGTCGAACGCCGGGATCGCACCCTCGCTCGCGTCCTGGATCGCCGGCGCGTGATCGACCAGCGTCAGCCGCGCCGCCAGATCCTTGACCGGCTCGATCGCCTTGACGACGAGCTCGACGCTCTCGCTGCCCTGCAGACCGAACAGGAACAGGTCGCCGGCTACGGGCCCATCCTCTTCGGCGACCGTGTCGGCGAAGGTGAGGACCGACACGACGCCGGGCGTCGTGGTCAGGTTCACGAGCAGCGACTGGCTCGACTGGTCGGCGAGGCGGAACCGGGCAACATAGGATTGGCCCTCGACCATCTCGCACGGCTCGTCGACACGGACCGAGACGATATTGCCGCCGGAGACCGCCACCTGCGTGACACGGCCGCCGGGATGATCCGACCAAACCGGAACGTCGTGAGCGACGGAGACGAGATCACCCCGGGTACAGACCAGGTTCTCGAAATCGCAATAGAGCGTGTAGACCTCGGGCCGGAGCTGCGCGACCGCCATGTGGTAGCGCGCCAGCTTGTAGGCGTGCTCGTAACTCGTGACCCCCGGAAACTCGATCCCCTCGAACTTGGTGGCGTTCGCGGCGTTGTAGCCGTCCGCGTAGACGAAGGCCTCGTCCTGTTGGTAGTCCTTCGCCGCGTTGACGAAGCGGACGCGCCAGGCATGCGGCGTGTCGTCGAAGACCTTCTGCCCGGAGAAGCCCCACGAGTTGCGCGGCGTGAAATGCTGCACGACGAGGGTCTTTTCCTCGTCGATGAGGACGGCCCACTTCCCGTCACGCCGCGTGATTGAGCCCTTCCCCACCGCCGCGACGTCGGCCAGCGTTTCCAAGACCGACGATCCGAAGTCGCGGATCTGATCGAACGAGAAGCCGTGGGTCGTGCAGTAATCGGAGAAGGCCTCGATCGAGTCGAGATCGATACCCCCGTCGCCAGCCGGCTCCGGGTTGGCGGGGCCCTGCAGCACATGGCGGATCAGGTCGCCGGGGTTGCGGCTGACCGTGCTTTCGTTCCAGTCGGCCCCGTCCCACGCGGTCACCTTGGACTTCACCAGGCCGCTGAGTTGATCGACAGCAGAGTTCAGTTGGCCAGTGGCCTTGATCCGTATAGCCGATTTCGCGAGCGGCTTCTCGAACTGGAGCGGGTCTTCGTTCGTGAACGACCGCATGGCCGCCCAAACGACGGCGTCCTGCACACGGACATTGCTTGTGTCGTTGGTGAGCCGCCGCAGGCGCACGTCCCATTTGCCGCGCGACGGCGTGTTCCACGTATAACCTCGATAGACGGCACTCGTCCTCGCCTCGTTAACGGTCAGCGTATTGACCACCGTGAAGCTGCCGCTGCCGGCCGACCGGTAGGCAATCTCGACTTGTACGGTGCGCCGGGTCTTCTTGCCGTTCTTGTCGAACTCCACGAGCCCGCCCGGGAAGGCGATGTCGACGCTGATCCGATCCGTGTCCGATGGCGTCGTGCGGGTCTGGCCGCCGGCCGCCTTAGTCAGCGCGATCGACAACGGTAACGACGTCTCTGCGCGCGGATAAAGGCTGAGCTTCGAGTCCCCCGGCAGCCCTTCGCGGGTCTGCACCACGACGCCCTCGAACTTCCCGATCGGCGTGTCCCCGATGCGGATGTCCGACACCGAAAGCGGCCCATACCCCCACACGACCAGCATTATTAGATATTGCTGGTTGCCGAGGATCTCGGTGTAGGTCCGGGCCCCAAGCGGCGGCACCATGCGATGCTGGCCCAGCACGCTCGGCACAACGCCGAAAGGCTGCGGGGCGTTCCTGGCGCCGGATATCGAATAGTTCGGGCTCTCCTGCGAAGCACTGCTCGTGCCGGAGATCCCCGCAACGGAGCCTCGCGACGGAAGTCCGGCCGACCCGCGCGGCGGCACGAGGGCATTCACGGCCAGAAGGCCGGCTGTCCCCACCAACCCGGTCGCGATGCCGGTCAAGCCGCCGACGCCGACCGCGCCGACCAGCGGCGTCGCCGCCAACAGGGGGGCAACCAGCGGGCCCGCGATAAAGGCGACCGCGATCACCGCGATCGTCAGGACGGTCCGGAGCGTATCCTTGCCGCCGCCGCCACCGCCGCCACTGCTGCCACCGCCATGGACGGACACGGCGACCGTCAGCCGCGTGCCTTCTTTCGGCCGCACGCGATGCAACATGTCCCGCGGGATCTCGATGTCGCCGGCGAAGACGCGCAGCGGGAGAGACACCGGCCCGGAGACGCCGGTCAGCATCTCCGCGATCGTCAACCCCGCCGGCGCCTCCGCGAAGACCGGGGCATCGAACGGATGCGGCTTGGCGACGATCTCAACCGACATGCCGGTAGAATCCCTCGATGCGGCGAGCCCATCTCAGGCCGCCATAGTCTTCGACACAGGTCCCGGATCCGCGCAGCGTATGCAGCATCTGCCTTTTGCCCACGATCAGGCCGACATGGCACAGGGCGCCGCACACCCGCATCAAGGCGACGTCCATGACCTCAGGCGCATCGTGGCGCTGCCAGGCGCCGTGACGTTGTTCGAAAAGCGCCTCGATCTCCTGGCGCGCTTTGTCCGAGCCATAACCGCCGAGGCCGGAAGGAAGATCGACGCCGGCGACATCCCGGTAGGCCAGCCAGATCAACCCCCAGCAATCGAGACCGTCATAGGAGCGCCCGAACGTCTCGAACGGCACACCGATGACGGCACGGGCGAACTGCTCAGGCGTCAGCAGCGACCGAGGAACCATCGGGCCGAGTCTTGAGCGTTTTTAGGGGTTGTTCCGCCTCCAACTCCCGGCGGATACGCATCTCTTCGCGGAGCGCCTGCTTGTAGGCCTCGAGCTCCAACGCCTTCAGCTCGTCCGGCGTTTGCCGGACGAGTTGCCCGCGCGGCATGACGACCTCGCGGGCGCCGCGGGGGTCATCCACGTGGACCGTCGAGACGTCCGGCGGGAACAAGGCGGTGTAGCGCTGGTTGTTGACGGTTTGCTGCTGCCACAGCCACCCCTTCGAGAGGTCGACGATCACGACCTCGCCGTGCTCGTCCGTGCAGCGGACCCGGATCGGGAGCGTCATTTGCCGCGCTTCTCGACCTGGCCCAGCGTTTCCTTCATGCCCTCGACGTTTCGGACATGGGTCCGGTGCAAATCCTCGGCTCCGGCTTTGTCCATCAGCGCCACATCGAGGCGGCCGACTGCCCGCTTGCTCGCCTCCAGGAACTCCCCGTCCGTGTCGAAGTCTTCGCGCCGGATTTTGCCGACGGCCTCGTTGGCCTCGTTCAACTCGCGCGCAGCCACCTTCTTGCGCGTCTCGCCGTCCTTCGCGAGGCGCGTTTGCGCCTTGAGATCGCCCGCCCTCCCCTCGAGCCAGACCTTGAACTCGTCGAAGGACTCGAAATCCTTGCGGCCGACCTTCACGTCCTCGCCGTCGACGGTCAGGATGGCCTCGAACTTCTTGTCGTCGGGGATGTAGATGTCCACACCCGAGTGATTGAACTTGCGAGCGGTCATTGCTCGGTCTCCTGTTCTGTCCAGATGGTTAGAAGAGCCCGGGGAACGCGCCGGGGCGGAACCGCCCGGCCGGATAAGGTTCGCCGCCCAGACTGTCCAAGGTCAGTTCGCCCTCGATCGTGAGGGCGTCGTAAGACACGTTCTTGAGATCGAACCCCGAAAAGCTGGCCTCAATCGTGTCCGGCGACGACGCCAAAGCGACGGCCAGCGTCACGGTCGGCGCGCCGCCCGAGGCGTTCCGGATCGAGGCGACGATGTCGCGGTGCACATTGTCGATCTTGACGGTTGCCCGCGGCGGCCCATGCTCCGGCTCCGTCGGCAAGGTGAGCTCGAACGGATAGGCGACGAACGTCTCGCCATTCGAGACCACGCTTTGATCGTAGTTGACGACCCGCACGGGAGTCGCGATGTCCGCGTGCTCGATCGTCACGAGGACGATCGGCGCTTCGGCCGTCTGCTGCGCGAACACCGCCTGCAGAAAGGGCAGGCTGACCGTTCTCACGGCTAAGCCTCGCTATGATACTCAGCCGTCACCGCGACATTACCGGCGCCGGACGTTTGCACCTGCAGCTTCTTGTCGGCCGTCGGCAGTTTGAGCTTCTTGAAAGGGATCGACAGCGTCTGGTTGGCCGCCATGTAAAGTTTAAGGATCGTGTTGCCCGACGTTTCCTCGAGCAGCTCGACCGTCAGCGCCGCGCCGGTGCTGACGATGAGCGAGTCCAACACGATACTTTGACCGGCGGTCGGCGCATCCGTCACGTCGGCGGGGGATCCGCTCGCGTCCGAAGAGTCGAAGGCCGCGCCCGAGACGCCGAACGCCGGGGTCCAGGATGGCCCGGCATCTTGCACAACGGCCGACCCATCCGCGAGCCCGCTTACGATCGCATCGATGACAGCCTTGTCCTCATCCGACAGCACGACAGGCCGGGACGCGCCTTCTGCAGCGCGGCCAGGTGTGAGCGGCTTCTCCAGCGGAACCGTCTGACCGTCTGAGTCACGAGCATTGAACGTCGCCATGTTAGATATCCTCTAAGAAAATCAGATAGCCGCTGTTGCCAGAGACGCCGAAGTCCATGTCGATGAAGGTCAGCGCTTCTGCACTGCCCAAGAACTCGACCTGCAGGACGGCGCCCCACAGATCTGGCGCAATCTCCGACCACTTGGGCGCGGATACGAAACGGAATGATCGCTGCTCGAGCGTGCGGGGATGCACGTAGTCGAACGGCAGCGCACCGCCGCCCAGCGTGTTCTTGTAGAACGACTCCAGTATCGCGACCTGCGCCTTGGTCATATGGAACGCCAGCGAAATCGTATCCATGCCGGCGGAGAAGCGTCCGCGCATCTTCGCGGGCCCGGCATCCATCGAAGTGCGCAGCCGCGTCTCAGCCAATTCTTCCTCGTAGCCGTCCCGCAGCGGCAAGGTCGGCAGCGACAGGGGCCATTCAGCCATGGGGTTAGCGCTCCCGGATCGGAGCGCGGCCCCCGAGTCCCTGAACAGCCATATTCGACGCGCTTCCAGCGCGGCGAATATTCTTCGCGCTCATATCGTCGAGCTCCAGCGTAATGTCCCGGCCTGGCCGGCCGCCGGGGGACGTCCTCTGAGACTTCACGTCCTGCGGCGTCCCCTTGTTGACGATCGTAATGCTGACCGGACCGGAACCGCCGCCATTCGGAACGATCGCCCCGGACGCACCGGGGACGAACAGTTCGGGTCCGCGCTCGCCGACAAGGTAAGCGCGACCGCTCGACACCGGACCGCCCGCAGCACGGGCGCCGCCAAACAGTCCGGTTAGGAGGCTGCCGAGCCCCCCACCGCCCGGGGAGGCAACCCCTGCCGTCGCGAGACCGGAAAACAGCCCGTCGATCAACTGATCCGTCGCCAGATCGAACAGCTTGTCCTCGATCTTCTGCAGCGCCTTCTCCGCCGCGAGGCCAAACGAATTCCAGGCAGACTCGCCATCCTGCAGACCGGCACGCATGTCGGCGAAGAACCCCCGGCCCGTTTCCTTGGCGAAGTCGACGGCGGCCTTGTACGCCGCCGTCGCCGCCTCGGCAGAGGCCATAGCCTGCGCCAAGCCGCGCAACTGTTCGCGTTGCGCCGCCGACAGCGTAATGTTGTCGTTGGCCGCCTTGTTCAGAAGGTCTTGCTCGTACCGCATTGCCGCAGCGGCTTCCGAGGTCATGAGGTACGTGTCGCGCTCAAGCTCTTGCTTGGCGATAAACTGCTCGGCGCCACGCGTGATATCTGCGTAGGATTCGGCCGCCTTCTTAGCCGCCTTGTCCGCCTCCGCACCAACGCCGATGAAACCGTCCGCGAGTTCACGGAGTCTATCGGCCGCCGCAGACGCGCCGGACGAAATCGCAGACGTGAAGGCCCCGATATGGTCCCCGCCGGTCGGGAGCTTGAACCCAGATAGGTTGGCGGCCTCAAAATCGGTTCCTGGAAGTTTATTTAGCGCGCGGATTATCTTATTGACGCCAGTTTCCACAAAACCAACTGCCGTGTTGAAGGCACGCGCCACAATGTCGATGAGGTAGTTTCCCCAATCCTTTATGGATTTCACGAGGTCAAAACCAAAGGCTTGGTTGATCTCGTCTCGAAAGATGTTCAAAGCCGCAACCGCTGCCGTGATACCGAGGACAAACGCGACAGCAGGATTTGCAGCCGCAAACGCGGCGGCCATACCGAGTGCCGCCACCGCCGTGCGCGACAAGAGCGCGATGAGCGAGACAAGGCCCGTCACAACAGACGGTGCATAGAGAAGGGCGATAGCTGCCGCTGCCGCTACTGCGTAGGGACCGATGACCTCCAGCGCGCCTGCAACACCGTAGAGTGCCATCTGTCCGGTTGCCGCCCAATCGACCATCTGCAGACCGGCGGTCACAAGAGCCGTCACGCCGATCACGGCGAGCGAGAGCGGGGACAGAACCGACACGAAAGCGGCACCGAGGGCCTTTGCAGCCCCAGCCGCCCCCAACGGCCCCAGCACGGCGCTGATCTGTGTGCCTTGCTGCAAGGCCACCTGCAGCGGGTTAGACATCATCGCGGCCGAGACGCCAACGTCCTGGAACTGCGCCGCGAGGTTCGCCACACTCAATCCGCCGCCACGGAAATTCTGATTGGCGGCACGCATCGCAGCGCCGGTGCGGGTAATCGCGCGGGCGTTGTCGTTGGCAGCGGTTGTGGCGCGTGTCAGGGCCGCCGCTTCTCGTTCGGCCGCGCCAGATACCTGCTGCGCCGACGACGCAGCCTGACGGTTGCCGCCGGCCAGTCGTTCCGCGGCACCTTCCGCGCGCTGAGCCGAAGTCGTCAGCTTATCGAGGCTGATCGTTCCCTTTTCGACTTGGGAGGAATCGACCGCAAGACCGAGGGTCGCTTGCGTCATGGCTTGCCTCCGCCTCGTTCGTGGTTAATATCCATGCCCGCGCGGGACAACCGGGAGGGGAACGCTAAATGCGCTTCGCTATCGCTATCGGCTTGCTCGTCGTGACAACACCCGCATCCGCTGACGAATGCGCGGACAAGTACAAAACCGCCGCCAACGTCGTGACTGAACACGCCTCCGCGGCCCATCTGTGCCGAGACACGTTCGGTTCATCCGGACTACTAACCGTCCGAACTGAGATAGAGTCGCTGCTCATGGCCGCCGGTACGCCGGTTGACGAAGCCACCGTTGGCGCGGACCAGATCTTGAAACAAGCCGAGGCCGAGTCCGCACGCCAAGACCTAGGAGGCATTCCGGCGGCCGCAAAAGAGCGCGCCTGCCTGACCCTCGACCTTGATCTACAAACCAAGTTCAAGGTGGCTCTTGCGGCCTACCGGGTGTGCCTAAAGAGCCGCGCTAAACCCGCCCCAGCCCAGCCTTGAGCATCGCCGGGGTCAACGGTTCGTCGTGAACCACGTCCCGTTCTTCCTTGTCCGGGTCGTTCACGATCTCAAGGTAGACCGCATCCATGGCACGGACGCACTGTAGAAGGCACTCAAAGTCGTCAGCGCTTGAAAGCCCGTTCCATGCCGCATAGCCCACTATGGCGCTGTACGGCACTGGACCGGCTCCCCAGCCGACCTGACGATCGGTCGAGAGTTCCCAGAACGCTTCTAGGAAAATGTCGGCTCCAGGTAGGAGGTCCGGCGCTACTCCGCCGCCGCTTTCTTCGAGGTGCCAGCGGACGGCGGTACTGAGTTTTTTACCAGTTCCTCCCGAGGCCCGCTGCTTTCATTGTCGACGACCTGCGCCGCCCAGATCACGGCGTCCAGGAACGGCCGCCACTCCGGGTCGGTCAGCATCGTATAGGCGCGGTCCTTATCGTAAGGAACGGCCTCGCCGCCGTCGCCTTCCGTGATGCCGTCCCAATCGAGCAGGACGGCCTCGTGCGCCGCCTGACCCATGATACGGATCACAGTCTCGGGAACAAACGTGCCGTCGCGTTGACGCTCTGCCTTCGGAACGGCCCGGCTCAGGCGCGCGAACGCAGCTTGATACGTCTTGGACCCGAGGCCGCGCACTTTAAGCCGAAGACCGCCCATCTGCGGGATGTCTTCGACCCACTGGCCGGATTCAACGGCCTCCGTATCACGCTTGAAGCTTCGAATGTCCATTACAGCGTGACGCCTGTGTTATTGAAGTCGACGTCGATGATTGCCGCGGTGGTGGCCACGCCGACAATGATCACGTCGTCATCGGTCGTGATGTCGGATAGAGGCGCGATGCCTCCGGGATTGGCTGCCGACAGCGCATAGACAGTTCCCGCGACAACCGTGCCGCCAATGGTAATCTTGCCCTTGGTGAGAATGGACAACGGCTGTCCGTCGCTCGCACCATTCAAGGCGATGGCACTGGCGTTCTTGACCTCTTCCGTGCCGCTGTCGGCGTCGGCGGCCTTGTATTTGCCGGTCGAGGCTTCCTTGTAGAGTGCCATGCCGGCGGTGATCGTGCCCCCGGCCTTGTGGCCGTGGCTAACCCGCGCATCGCCAGATGCCAGCACGTTGGCCGGCGTAATCGAAACGTCCGTCATGTTTCAGTCCTCCTGGGGAGAGTTGCGACCCGCTACGCGGCGTCCTCAACAATGTTGGAATTGAGTTCGACCGTGGCGTTGATCTTGTCGATCGTGTTGGCGCCGCCGCCCGCACGCTGCGAGGTCATGGCCAGGGCGATGAAGTACCAAGTCTCACCGGACGCCCATTCGATCTTGAAGGCGTAGTTGCTCTTGTTGGCCGGCGCAGCCGCCGCAAGGAACGCAGCCTGTCCGGGGTCGGATGCGACCTTGACGAACACGTTCTGCATCGAGCCCGCGTTCGACGTGCCCTTCTGCTTCACGTCGCGGCTCGTGTTGATAAGCTGCTCCGTGATAAGCTCGGCGACATCGCCGACGGCGCCGCATTGCGACCATCCGTCAATCTCGGCCCAGGACTCACCGGCAAAGTCACCGGCAACAAAGTCAGTCGATTGGCGGGCCTTGACGCCGCCGATATAAATCTTCGATCCCGCGACGGGATAAAGGTCTGCCATTGGAGTTCTCCTTTAGGGTAGACAGCGCCAGGGGATTACCACTGGTATTTCGCAGTAGACCGGCCCCTGGTCGTCGCCAGCTACGCGTGGTTCCTCGGTGATCCAGATGCGGATCCCGTCGTAATTGATCTGCGTGTTGAACTTGAAATGGTCCCGGATCGTGCCGGCGAGTTCGGACGGCGCTACGATCCCGGCCCCTACCGGCCAGCAGACAACCGCCATGAATATCCCGACCCGCTCGGGCTCTTTCCCGCCGCCGATGTGATGGTTGACGGGCTGGTTCTTGGCGATCGTCAGCCGGACATAAGGGCTTCCGTCAGGGTCGAAATTGATATTCGGATAGGCTACAGTCACGCCCGCGGGGAGGCTGATCGCGCCGAAATGCGTGAGCAGCCCGTTGATGATCTTGGCCTCGATATTAGCCATGCGAGGCCCCACAAATTTGGAGACGCGATGCCCCGCCAGAAACTATGTGCGATCCCAGACTGCAATAAGCCCCGACAAGGACGTGAGTGGTGTTCTGCGCACTATCGCCGGTGGCGCGTCCACGGCGACCCGCTCGGGAAGGCCCCGTCCTGGAGCAAGCGCCTAAAATGGTTGCACGAACACAAGACTTATGACGGCGATGACTGTCTGATCTGGCCATTCTTCCGAACACCTGACGGCTGGGGCTACATGGTCTTTCGCGGTAAGAGCGGCAAGGCATCGCGTCACATGTGCATCCTGGCTCATGGCGAGCCGCCCACGCCCCAACACGAGGCAGCGCACTCGTGCGGAAACGGTTCACAAGGCTGCGTGAACCCAAAGCACTTACGCTGGGCGACAAGGTTAGAGAACTTGGCGGAAATCGATTTGCACGGACATCGCGTAGTCGGCGAAGACAGCGTTCACGCAAAACTCTCAGAAGACGACGTGAGACAAATACGCTCCATAAATGGAGCAATGCCCCACCGGGCGATTGCCCACCTATACGGCGTCACACACTCGGTTGTTCAAAAAGTCATCAACCGACAATCGTGGAAACACGTTGAATAGGCACTCCCCGACAATGCCAAAGCTCACGGATTAGGGTGTTGTGGTCTAGCGGAGGCCGCGCTTCTGGATCACTTCGGACTCGACGGCCTTCACGATCTGAGGCCATTGCTGCGCGGCGAGATCAACGAACAAGTATTCGAAGCGATAATTCACGTCCCACGCGTAAGTCGCGGTGTAGCCGATGTACAGGGTCTCACCGGGGACCATCGTGGCGATAACTGCCTCGATTGGGCGCTCGTCGTAAAAGTAGATCTGTTTGCCGGTGTACTTTTGACCCTGCCGGTTCATGACCGGCATCACAGTTTTCGACACCCTGAGAGAGTCCTGCAAGAACCCGGTTAGGATCGCCATGTCCCCGCCTTCACTGCGCGGCTTTTGCATTACCTCAACGACCCGGCGCGTGGACTCCCTCAGAATGTCTTCGATAGCGTCGTCTGCGTCAGCCGCCCACTTACCTACGACCGCTGAAAAGTTCCCTGGCATTCTCTCGGCTCTCTGTGATCGGAGGCTGCGGCAACGGCCTCCAATGAGAGGCGTCGTGGAACACGGACATCTGGAAGTTTGACCAATGGCCGTTACGCCACCGAACCATGTCCATCCACGTCCCGCTGTCTTCTGTCACCCACACCCACGAGCCGTCTTTCGGGGCCGTGTCGATCGGATACCAGCCGTTGGCGTCAGCGACTCTGTTTTCATCTTCGGGGAGGCTAAGCATGGACGCCTCCCGCATATTTGATGACATCAATCCGGGCCTTCAGCGCCGCTGCCTCGATGTAATCGCTTGGGCGGCAATAGTCCTTGTTCTCGATGCAGGTCAGAGCCAGACCAAGTGCCTTGATCTCACGCTCGGCGCTCAGAAACGTCCAGTTCTCGGTGCGGTCTTCCTTGGCCTCTTTCCAGGCGTGGGACAGCCACTTTCCGAACTCCTTGCGAGGGCTGTTGCCCATGCAACCACGGTTCCACCGTGCCAGTTGCCACGCCCGCTTCATAATATGTGACTTGGTGACGTTCATTTGGGTTGCTCCCTCTGTGTTACCCTATTAATGTAAGGTCACACTAAAGAGGATACAACCCTAAAAATGTCATTTGACCCAAAAAATGTTATTCCGGCGCAGGTCAGAGCCGCTCGGGCACTCCTTGGATGGTCCCAAATGGACCTGGAAGAGGCGTCCGGCGTGGCAAAAAAGACCATCGCGGACTTTGAGCGCGGCGCGCGATCTCCGCACAACCGGACACTCGTGGACATTTGTGCCGCCATTACGGGGGCAGGCGTCGATTTCACCAACGGCGGGGAACCCGGCGTGAAGCTGAAGCGCTAGACCTTTGGCTTGACGACCTCTATCCGTTCAAAGCACCGGCACATCGGGTCAAAATCGTGTGGGGCGTGCATCGAAGGCCCGGAGGGTGTCTGGAAGGGCTCCCGCCAACCACGACCGTCCGCGTTCATTCCAGGGATCAGCCGATGCGTCCGGCGGACCCGCTCGTCTCTGCGGGTCATCCAGAACCGAACGATCTGGTCCTGCCGCACCGTGTTGCTGTCGATTGCCTGCTGCCACGCCTCTTCTTGCGCCGCTGCGATAAGCCTCCAAGCTTCCCGGCCAGCTACAAACCGCGCGTTCTCGAACAGCATCTTACTGACGTAGGCCGTTCGGGCCCGTGACTGGATCGCCGCCGTCAGTACCTTCCCGTCAGCAATGGCCCGCAAGATTACCGGGTCGAACCGTTTATCTCTCAGACCCCTATCCAGAAGCCGTTTCAAAATCGCTGGATCGTCTGAAGCAAGATCGTTGGCGTAAGACGCTACCCATTTAGCATGGCCCTGACCGAGCCCCACAATCCCTCCGACGCGAGTTCTCGTCGTGCGGTCGACGTAACCAATGAGCCGATCCGCAATCTGCCCTGGGCTTGTGCCGGAATCTAGCCCGTCTACTATGGCGTCCCGAACCGCGAGCGCGGCGCTATCGAACACCTGCTGCTGCAAGTTCACATACCGCTCGCGCAACACCGCAACGGAACGCGCCGCTTGAAGCGCAAACAAAAACGGAAACGGGCTATTGCCGTCGGGACTGGCCGGCACATGTTCCGCTGTAGCCTCCCCGCTCTCTGCGTAGGCTTGGGCGTGCACCATCGAAAATTCGTTGAGTGCTGCCGGGTTCAGCCCAACAGCTAGAATAGCCCCCTGAATGTCGCCACGCTCGATAAGGCGGACCAGCACTGCCTTCTTGACCCTGTTGCGGATCTTCGCGAACGCCTCAAGAAACGCTTTGGCTAGTTTCGGTTGCCATTTTGCAACCAGTTCCTCGATATAGCGGGCGGATGGACGGGCCATTGCCTAGCAGCCGCCTCCCGCGCTCCCGCCTTCGCGCATCGTCACCACGTCAATAAACCGAGGCGGACACCCGCGACCGTGCGGGCACGTCCCGCGCCACCAATGCCCAAAACGGAAAACAGTGGTGAGCAGGCATTGCTTAAGGTCGTGCATCAGTCGCCTCGGCTGCGTAGCAATAAAACCAAGACGGAGGCCCGATCACACATTTCGGCTTCTGAACGGCGAGTTCATGGCCTTTCAGGATAACCGCTGCCACCGCGATAAGAGACAGGGCAAAACCGAAGCCGAACACACACCTTGCGGCCCAATCGAGCATTCCGACCTCCAGAAATAGGTGACGGCTTCTGTTGCCCGGTGCCGTCTGACCGCGCTTCAGCTACGCCGCGAGCGGCATGGCCTCGGCGGGATTGCGATTGTCGTTCGCAGTTCCAAGGTTTGACCCGTTGCGGTAGGTCAGGCCGAGCACAGCTTTAATCGTCCTCACGCCGTCGATCCTGTTTCAGGCCCATCAAGAACCGACGACCCCGGCCGTTCGGCACGACGGGGGGCGTTGTTGACGAGGTGGCCAAAGGCCATCGGTTCGTGGTGGACCTGTCCGGTACTGCCCCGGAGTCCGTCGTGCTTCTGACTAGAGGTTGAGTGCCATAATCGCTGCCAATGACACAGCGGAAACTACCGGCGGTCGCCTGTGCGCTCGCCAACAATGATCTGGCGGCCACTGCCCGCGCCCTCGAAGTTCTCGACCGGCCGCGCGCTGCCGTCGTCGGCGATAACGTACTTCATACCGGGCGCAAGACGGTCGAACGGAGCCGGAACCTCTACCCGGATGCTCTTGGGCAGCGGCTTTTCCGACAGATCGATAGGCTTCCACTCTGGTTCGTCGCTCATGCCAAGAGTATAGCCGATCACGCCCTCGCCTGCACTTCCCAAAGCAGCACCGTCCCGCCCGGATTTAGAGGCTTCACGGTCACGATCTCGTAGACGTCAGAGCCGATGACCAGCTTGTCGGACACAAGAGGCTCAACGGTCATGCCTGCGGTACTCACAAGCACCTTGCGATCGGTCGCCAGGATCAGCGTTCCGTCCACTTCCATCTTGCCGTATTCGAGCACGACCAGCGTGCAGTCGTAATCCGTGGTCGTTTCCGTGTCGTCGCTCGGGTCCCAAGGCGTGCCGGGATCGTTCGACCCCGTTACCCTGCGGATCGCGCCGGCTTGACCGAATTTGGCGATAAGCCGTTGGGCCGTTGCCTCCGATTTGGCATAGTCGAACGTCGCCATTACGCCCGCTCCGCACGGCCTACAATGGACGAACCAGAGCCGCCATCTAGAAGCCCGCCGATCAAGTCGCGAACGATTAGGAGAACCGGACGGCTCGCCTCAGCCCCTGTTTGCGCATTGGCATACTCGACTTCGAGCGACCCGACCTTCTCGCGCTTCACCTTATCGGAAAGTGTCACGTCAGGCGTCATTGAACCGGGCGAGACAAGTTCACGCAGGGCGATTTCCGCCGTGGCCTCTTTGACCTCTTTGGGGACTTCCGTGGCCGGTACATACCATCCTTCGGAGTCCTCGACACCATATCGCGGCCAGGCCAAAGCCTGGTCCCTGCCGTTAACCCGCGTGCCTTTCCAGGTGTAAGAATTGCTCAGGATCGATGTTGACCGGCGAATGGCCTGCTCGATCGCATCGTCGTCATAGGACGAATAATCCGTGCCCTTGGCGTCCCAATACGTCTTGACGTTCGCGAGCGCGTCAAATGCGTCCGCGTTGCTCTTTCCAGTTCCATCCTCGACTTCGAGCGCCATAGGTTCGTCCTAGCTCAAATACCGCGCGCGATACCGGCTCGCGTAGGTGTCGCCCTCTTGCTCAAGAGAAGCGGCTTGCTCGCGGAGCCAGTTCGCAACGTCCTTGCGGCCTTCCGGCGACCATTCGCCAGCGTGCTTGAGCGTCAGGACCGCGTGTTCCTTTTCAGTGTTCGCCATCTTGGATACCTCGCGTTGGCGTTGCGGGAAAAACTCTTAAGCGCGCCGGTCAAGCTCTGCCATGATCGCCGCATCGGCGCCCGCGCTGTTGATCACCGGCACGTCAGAAAGCTGGGCCGCAAGCTTGCGCTTGTCCTGCCAGGACATCTCTTGCCAATCGTCGGGGATCTCGACAACATCGCGGCCCGACTTCTCGACACGTGCTTCGGTGAACGTCTTCGGGCGCGGCGTCTCTTCCGTCACGACCTCAACACCAGCCGCCTCATAGGCATCGACCACAGCGGGCCAGTCGCCCACGACGACCACCTTCTTAACGCCGCGCTTGGGCTTCCCGTCGAAGAAGCGAGGGTTCGCGTAGCGCGGGCCTTTCTTTAGACCGCTTTTCTGGGCGGTGTAGATCACCGTGTCTTTCGGCTGCATCGATGTGCTCTCCGTTGAACGTCAAATAGAAAGAGGCGGGCCCGAAGACCCGCCCCTCAATCATCCTTAGTCGACCGATGCGTCACCGATCGTCAGAACACCAGCGGTATGCTTGATGTTCGTCGCCACCTTGTCCCAATAGTCCGCGGTAGCGAGATCGGAATCGTCGGGCGACTTGCCGCCGTTGGCCTCGTCCCAGGTGTAACCCTTGAGGGACAGACCGAACGTATAGTCGACCTGCATCGTGGTCTCGATGCGTTCCTTGCCGTTGGAGGTCTCGATGTTGGTGATCACGTCGCCACCATCGAACACCGTCGCGGCACCCTCAGCCAGAGACAGAACCTTCTCGTAGCTGGTCGGGGAGCCCGCCTCGTACAGAGCCGGAGCATCCGTCACCACGACCACCTTGCCGAGAATGTCAACGACGTTGACGTTGCCGGCCGTAAACAGGCGGGTCGAATTGACGATGTTCTGGCCGATCAGCTTGTGGAACACCGAGCCCGTCATGACCTGCGCGACCAGGGAGGCCGAGTGGTCACCGAACTTGGCGTGCGCCTTGTTGATGTTCTTGTAGCTGATCCCCTCTGCGGGAGACACGGCCGATGCGTCGTACTTCGCAGTGGCCTGATTTTCGACCGCCGTTACGAGGCACAGAATAGCCGTGTTGAGCTGATCCTGAAGCAGAGCCTCGGCAAAGTTGCGAGAGGCAACCTCGACGCCCTCGGCGGTCGGCTTATTGAGCCACGTCATCTGCGACGGCTCGTAGCGGATCGGACCAAAGCCACCGGCGATCTTGACGCTCGAATGCTTGAGCTGGGTCAGATCGGTCGATGCCTGGGTCTCGTTCGTTGCGTAGCGGTCAACGCGGCGCTGGGCCGAGTGGATCGCGGCAAAGAACGACTCCTGCATGAAGTCGCCCTCGAAACCGGCCGTGGTGAGGCGGATCGCACCACCCGACGCGGCGTTGAACTTCTCGACCATCTGGGCGAGAGTTTCGATCGTCGCAGGCATAAAATACTTGTTAAACACCTGCATCTGGGAAAGAGACATGGTTTGGTTTCCTTTCGACTGTCTCGGGTTTTTCCGTTAGGGCGTCCCGCCCTTTTCATCCGCCTCTCGTCCCGAGACAGCGGAAATCCTTTTGCTACCCGGCCTGTGAGAGTTCCGGGAATTTCGATTTGATCGCGTCGCGGCGCTCTTCCGGGCTGCCGCCAAAGCTGCCTTTTTGCGGGCCTGCGCCGGGGCCGCCCGCGCTGCCCTGCATCCCGCTACCGGATTGGCCGGAAGCATCAAACGCCCGGCCGAACGTGTCGGACGCCTTCATTTCGGAAATCAGGTCCTTGATGCCCATCGGCGTGCCCTTGGAGTCAGCGATGCGGGCATTGCCCTCACCGTCGACCACCTCAACAACGAACTTACCGTCCGTTTCCTTGACGCGGGTGTGGCGCTGAACGTGCGGCAAAAGGAGGTCAACCGCCCCTTTAGCTTCGGCGAGCGCCGCCGTCGCCACCTGGTCGACGAGAAGCTGCTGAACCGTGCCGGCCAGATGCCCGATGCGCTCATCCCGAGACGCGATCTCGCCGTTGTGCTTTTCCAACAACTGTGCCTTCGCCGCTTCGAACTTCGAGTTGGCGATCTTGTCGGCTTCCTTGTTGGGGTCGATCTTCTTGAGTTCTTCCAGTTCTTCGAGCGCAGCGCGCGCCTTGTCGGGGTCGAGATCCTTGAACTTGACCACGTCTCGTTCAAGCTTCTCCCGTTGTGTGCGCTCCTTGCCGAGCGCCGTCTTGAGCCCGTTTACATCCTCAAGGGCGTACCCTTCGACGGACTCCACGTTGAGCACGAACTTGCCTTCCTTGCCTTCGTCGGCCGTTCCCGGCCGGTACTCTTCACGAAGGCCCTCACTCACGTCTTCAAGCTTCTCAATAACCGCTTTCAGTGCCATTTCATCCATCCCGGATTTGATCGGGCGTCCCGCCCACGAAAAAGCCCGCATGACGCGGGCCGCTCATTGCCGATGCGGCTACTGTCCCAGCAGCCATTCAGGGGTCGGCGGCCCCAGCAAATCCTTAGTGCGCCCGCTCATCGAGCGGACCTTGTCCTGCATGTAGGGCAGCGCTTCCTCGAACCGCCGCAGATAGCGTTGCGCGGACGGCCAGCCTTCCCGGCCGTCGATGCGGCCCATGCGCATATCCATCGGAATCCCGCACATGACGATCTTGCCGAACCCGTCCTCGAGCGCGTACTTGACCGCCACGCCGCCAGACGATGGACAACGGGACGCGCCGGGCCACCTATGCGCCACAACGACGTCGACGCCCTTGCCCTTCTCATGGGCCACGATCCGCTGTGCTACAGGGTATCCGTGCGCCGAGCGCTCCGCCCGGTAGTCGTCCATCCATTCCGGGTGAAGCGTCACCCAGGCATAAAGTTCACCGGGCCAGACAATGCCGGCCTGTTTCGCGGCTATAACCGCGTCGTATTCACCGACCTGCAACGCCGCCTCGATGTCGTCCCAGAGGCATTGCGCCGATCCAAGAACGAGGCAGCGTCTCAGCCCATCAACTGAAGGCATTTGTCCAAGCCTCCAGGCTCAGGCTCCTTACGCCAGTGCTTGTTACCGATGTCGATCGCGACGGCCCTATTCCCGGCTAATACAAAGTTCCAGGGGCGCAAATCGTCGTGCCAGCGCCCGCCGTTGCCAAGCCGGGAAACCTCTGTCCTGACGCGCTCCTGGGCGTCTGTAGGCCATGCCATTCCGAGCTTGACCGCGTTCCAAAGATTGATGCCAGGAACGAACGGGCGTTCCTCGCCGCGGGCGAACCAAATGCGCGCCTCGCTATCCGATAGCGTCACCTGCGCCCGTACCTCCGGTGCGCCGCGCTCGGGCGCGTCTACGGTTTGCATCGCAATCGTCTTGCGATCCGTTCCGTCGACCCGGTACATGATCCGCTCGGCACCGGCTGTGACATGCGAGCCGGTACGTCTGACCTCAATGCCGCTTTTCACTGCGTCCTGAATATCCTTGTGGTTGCCGCGCTCCAGCGCCCCTTTGTCGCCGGGGCCTGGCGTCTCAACGATGATCGCCCGCGCCATATCCTTGAATGCGTCCAGCGCGACCCGCCAATCCGGCATGTGGTGAAGCACGTTCAGGGCCAGCACGACGTCGAAGACCTCGCACTGCGCCAGCTTGGCCAAATCCGCGCCGGTCATGCGCCGGGACAGGACAACGACGTTCTGCAGCCCGTTCGCCTTGGCCAGTTTCGGCAGTTCGGCCCGGTTGTCGACCGCGACCACGGTCGCATGCGGGAAGTCTGACGCGATCCGAAACGAGAAATACCCGAGATTTGCGCCGAAATCGAAGACCGTGAAGGGTCGGCTGTAGCGTTCGAGCTCGGCATGGATCGGCGCATATCGTGACGCGCATTCCCGTTGGAACGGCTCGCCGGTAGGCCCGCCGATCCAGGTCTCTTGATACCTCATTGCCAGTGTTGCTCCGGGCGAGGTCGAACCAAGTCTCGCTTCGGGGACCGCCCGTGTTTCTTGCGGTTGCCCTTGGCGTGGTCGAACCACTGTCCCAACAGGCCGTTGACCATCGGGTGCGTCGTATCCCTGCCCTCGCCGGACAGCGACTTCATTCCGACCCCGGCTTCCTTCACGACCTGCTCGAGCACGAAGCTGTCATGCCATTCCGGCAGGCTGAACAGCCCATCGTCGGCATACATCGCCTCGAAACGGCCGATCATTTCCTCGTGCCGTTGATGATTGCAGTTCAGCATATAGAAACCCGTCTCCGGGTACATCGTCGCCCGGTCGAGCCAAGCAATCCATTCATCGCCCTTCGGGGCTAGGTCTTCAAGGTCCTTCATCGTGACCGGGGAGTGCGTCAGCACGTCACCGTCTACCCAGATCAGCACGTCCGGGTGTGGTACTTTCGCGGCATGGCAAACCGCAGCAACCTTGTGCGCGAACCGGACCGCATCCATACGGTAGTTCTGCGTCGGCTTGTCCGCGTGCCGGCGCTTGAATTCCGATAGCCACGGCGACACCGTTTCCAGGTCGATTACCGCGCCTCGTTCTACCGCATGGCCCCAGCCTTCCGCGTAGATCGCAAGATCGACGGCGTCCGGCCAGTTATCCTCGAAGGTCGAAATCATCCGGCGCCCGTAGAGGTCGAGCCCCTTGCGGTTGAACGTCGAGACGACCAGAAATCTCACGCGGCCCACCGTTCCAGTTCAAGCCGCCATTCGTCGGCGTAGGGTGTGTCTTCGTACCCGGTCATAGACGGCACCCCGTCCGTGAAATGCACGATGTTGGGCTCGATCGCAGGATCAGAGTGACCGGCCAGCCAGTTCCAGGACGGCTCCAATTCTCCGATATGTTCGCCTTCGAGCCAGCAGAACCGATGCAAGTCCCGACCGGGAACCCCATTGATAAGCTCTAGCGTCAACCCACGATTAGACGGATGATCCACATTCCACAGGCAAACTGAACTCCAATTTTTTCTGGCGTACCGGGTCTGAACCTGCCCGTCCATCTTCACGCCTTCGTCCGGCCGGTGATCGTGCTTGACGACCATCACAGCCTTGGACGGGTCTGCCTGCTCGAACAGTTCCTCAACATCCGAACGGAACAGCATGTCCGCGTCCGTGAACAACGCCCATCCGCTTCCGGCCAGATACGGCACCAGGAACCGCGAGCACGCAAATTCGGTGCTCATCGGCGCACCTGAGATAACGTCCCAGAGCTTGCCGTCACGGTACTCCGTTGGCCGCGTGTAGAGCCCACGGGCCCGCAAATCGGACAGCACAAGCCCACGCACCGCAACATCGCACGATGCGTTCCGCACAAGCGAGTGCCGCGCAACAGCAAACGCATCCGCCTCGCGCGGGTCGAACCCGATAAAGACGGATCGCATTACGCGGCGTCTTCCATCGGCGGGCCGTCCGCTTCGTTCGGCTCACCGGGGATTTCCTCGGTGATGCGCTTAACTTCTTCGTCGTAATCCCACTCAACCGATAGGATGCCGCGGCGCTTGAACTCCTCGCCCAGCGTCTGCCCCGACAGGTCACCGCGCTCGCGCATCTTCAGCAGATTGTCTGGGTCTTTCTCGTCGGACAAGCCGACATCGAAGTCCGTGTCGACAACGACTGTCGGGCCTTCCGATTGTCCCAGCCACTTGGCCGTCAATGCCCACGCATTCTCCAGCGCGTCTTTCAGGTTCAGCGCCCATGCCTGGATAACCGAGTTCGCCTTGTCACCGGCAAATGCCGCGGTCGTGACCGTGATGTTCCCTGTCTTAGCCGTCAGCGGCTGGCGCCCGAGTTCGCGAAGCTGCTGTTCTGTGGCTTCAACGTCGGCGGCCAGGAACTTAAGGGATTCAGCGTTCGGCTCGATGAACTGCCACTCTCCGTGCTCGCCTTCACCGTTCGGCGGGGCGTACAGCACGGACTTCGGGCCGATCGGCACGGCCTTGGCTTTCCCGTCCTCAAGAACAGGAGCAACGCCGTTGCCGGCCAGCATCGGGAAGCACGCCTGCTCCTTGATGGACTTGAGGTTCGTTTCCTGCTGGAAGTGTTCGATCTGTAGGTAGGCCGCGTCCTGCATGGGCGGCACGAATTGCCACGTCCCTTCAATGCGGCGACCGGCGATAAACGGCACCATCGGAATGACGCCGATGGAGATCGGGCCTTGGTCGACCAGATCCCAACTCGACGTCTTCGCGCCGGAACTCGCAGACGATGTCTTCTGCTCGTAAACTTCGAACGTCGCCGGGGCGTAATTGATCACCGCGCCGTCCGTATCGACGATCGGCTCCCGGTTGTAGACCCGCACGCGATTCGTGATCGTCTCGCCGTACCCGTCACGGGCCTTGCCCGTCTCTGCAATGCGGACGTGAACCAGTTCTTCCTTCGCCCCGATACGGGCGGAGTAGACCGCCAGGACGCGCGGGGCCTCGACATGGACCCAATAGGGGCGCGCGTTCATGCTACGCTCGTCGGCCAATGTCGTGCCGGGTCGCATCTTCACGTAGTCGACCATGATCCAGTCGACGGCGTTGTTGATTCCGGCAAAGAACGACCGGCCCGCAAAGGTGTGCAGGTGATTCCCCGCCCCGTCGATGTCCTCCGCGATCTTCTTGAAATCGTCCGGGGCGTCTTCGGCTAGCGCCACTTCCTTCGTGAAGGGCTTTGCGGCCAAGGTCTCGATGATGTCGCGATAGATGTTGGTAAACTTCGCGTTAGCTACTCGGTAGGCGTAATCAGCGTCGCTTTCGTTCGGAAACTTCGGTAGATACGGGTTATCCGCCCCGCTCTTCGCAGCACGCATGGCCTTGGCGCCGGCAACGATGTCCGACACCATGCGCCAATACGGCTCCATAATGTCGTAATCGCCTGAGCGATTGTTCGGCCCTAGTTCTGTCGTGCTCATGCGTAGTTCCCGTATGTGCCGAAGACAGGGGCGGCAGGCTGTCTGCGCACGCCCTCAAGGGCGTACCGCAGCGCGTCAATGACGTGGTTGTCCTTGTCCTCCAGGACCGGAATGACCTCGTTTGTCAGCGGGTCCGTCTTCCACGAGTACATGGACAGTTCGTTGATCGTCTTCTCGCAGCGCGGATGGACCACGATGTCCTGGCTTTTCAGGAACTCGATGCCGTCCATTACGGACCCGGCGCCCTTGATCGACTTCGTGATCTTCGGATAGCCGTGCCGGCGCATGTAATCGATTGTCTCTGGACGGGCGCTATCAGCGCGTATCGTCCAATTGCGGGCCATGCCCGGCTTGTCAGGGTCTATCTTGTCGAACAGGTCCGGCGTTCTATCGATCGGGCACCCGACCTTGTAAGCCTCACGGTCTACGAACAGCGTTCGCCCTTTGAGGTGAACCCGAATCAAAACCGTTGGGTCAATCGAGAAACCCCAGTCCGCGCCGAAATAGAACGTCGCGTCGTCTGGCGTCTCGAACTCTTCGACCTTCCAATTGCTGAATACACGCGCTTCGCTCGACCGCGCATATTGACCGCACCAGACGTGCGCGTATTTGTCAGGATCGCGCCGCTTGTCGCGCTCCATGTCCGACTTGAGCGGATCAGCGAACCACGGGTTATCCCAATAATTCGCCTCGATGCAGACGAAGTTGTCGTCGTCCTCGCCTTCCCGGAATAGCTTCTCTACCGGGTCTTTCTCGGTCTCAGGGTTCCACGATGCCCAAACTTCCGAGCCGGGAACGCGAAACGTCGGAATAGCCACATCGAGAGACTTCTGGCTGATCGAATGGGCCTCTTCCATCCACAGCCGCGTAAAGCCTTCCATCGACTTGACCGTCGAAACCGTATGCTTCCGAAGGCCCTTGAAGACGAACAGAGAGTCGTTGGCCGGATAAACGATCTCCGTATCCGTGACCTTGAACGCGCCCCGAAGACCGAAGAACTCGATCTTGTCCTCGATGAGCTGCTTCACCGAATCCGCTATGGAGTTCTGCACCTCACGGGCACACACGATGCGCTGGTGACTTCTCACCGCTTCCATAACGGCTAGCGTTGCGAAGAAATGCGATTTGCCGCTGCCTCGGCCGCCTTTGGCCCCCTTGAAGCGCCTAGGCTTCAGAAGCGGGCTGAACACCCTCGGGATCTGCGGTTTCAGGATCAGCAATGGTCCATGCAACTTCCGCCACCTCTATCGGGCCGCCGTCTTTGCCGGTGTGCTCGATGCTCGCCAGCTTCGAATGGCAGTACGGGGCGACCTTGTAGGCGGCATCGACGCGGACAGCCTGCGAGTTGTTTTCATCGCGCATGACCGACAGGAGGTACTCCCGCGGCGTCAGTCCACTCGCGGCAATAGCCGCACGCTCAGCCTTGGTCGTCTTGTTGACCGACCCCTTTTTACGCCCTGCACCGGGGCGCTTGCCGCCTCGCTGCGCCATCTGATTTCCTTTGATTTCCGTTGATTTGTTTTTCAGGCCCGCCTCGGCCTAAACCCGTCCCGTTCCTCGACCAGCCGCATCGTCCAGACCATCAGGTCATCGTCGATCGCGTCCGGCCCTACCGCATCCCGTGCAGCAAGTACCGCGTCCCGAAATACAGGGCCCGCCTTTGCTGCGTGGTTGTTCTTGAGCAATATCGCGTTGCGTTCGGCGCGAAGCATTGCGGCTCCTAGGCTCGGGCAACAAAAAACCCGGTCGCGGATTTCTCCGGCCGGGGCGTAATTCTGCAATCTTGGTGAAATACATACCCTTGCCGCCATGGTGGGGTCAAGCACTTTTTTCACTCCGTTCCATTTTTCCGCCACTCGGCCTCGTCGACCTCGGCCCGTTCTCCGCGCGACACGATGCGCGGACGCGATGGCGGCGCATAGTGCGCGGCGAGCCGATCGAGCCCAATCCGCAAGACCTCGATCAGGGCCGCACCCGCCTCGTTCGCGTTCCGGCGGCCGAACAGCTTCATCCCGAGATCCTTGACCTTCTCACCGGCAACCGCGAGCGTCACAACCTGCACGACGTCCCGCAGCCCGAGGCCGAGCGCCGCGTTCGCCGCGTTCACACGATCCATCGCCTTAGCCCGTGGCTCGGACGACAGGAACCCCGGCACCTTGCCCGCGAACCCCGAACCGGTCGCGTTGAAATTCACAACCGGGCTCTTGAGCAGCCCCGCGTTCCAACAGTCCTCGCGATAGCGGTCCCCCGCCTCGAACTGATCGAGCGTGATAGCGCCGGTGCCGCGCAAGCTGTCGAGCGGGGCGTCCGACAACCGCACCACGCCGTCCTGGCCGGTTCGCACGTCGCGGCCGGCTTTGCGCAGCCGCTCAGGCGTCGCCGTCTCCCGGAAACGCGCCTCCCTCGCTTCGGCCTGTTGCGCGGCCAGCGGTCCCGGCAGCGGCTGGACGCCCGGCCGGTACTGCTTCCGCGGCTTCGAGTTTTTCCTACGCTTCGCCATACTCGTTCCTCGCTAGTGCACCGTGTCGCCGTTGTCGCAATCGTGTTCCTCGAGCGCGTGCTCGGCACACTCGTCCCGGAACGCCGCGTCCTCCGCCAGCCGGAAGAACGCACCCAGCAGCGCCAGTGCCTCATCGGGCGCCTCTGCCACGGTTGCCGGCATCAACAATCGCCAGCCCTCGTCCGGCGACCACACCATCGCCCACGCATCCCGCTCGAGAAGTATGGGGTCGTCCGTTTCGGTTTGATCGGTCATCGTTTCCTCATTTCGGATAGATCTCCGCCACGACAACCTCATCGCCGCTCTTCTCCGCTGCCACGAAATCGTAGTATCGGCGCCGATCGTGCCTGTTGGCGTGCGCCTTCAGCCGTTCGAAATCTGCCGTCCCCGGCCTCACCGCATAGCCGCCGTCGTCGGTGCGGCGCCACGGCCTGTCAGCCTTCGGCTTCAACAAGGCCGTGATGTAGGGCACGGGGTCCTTTGTGCCGACGCGCTCAGCCTGCTCGACGGCACGCAACACCTCTTCCGGCTTGTGGTCCTTGAGCCATTTACCGATCTGACTTCGCGCCCTTGGCTCAGGCATCCCAAGCGCCACGAGCTTGGCAGGACACTCACGCCAAACCGTGTCCGTCAGGGCTTGGTGCGCCGACCTCGGCGGCGCCGAACCGTTAGGTTCGGAATATCTCTGGCCTCTGGCCTCTGGGATAAGGGGTGGCTGTTCCTCCACCCTATCGACCACCCTAGGGGGTGGTTCTTTTTTCCATTTGTTTTTAGCGTGTTGCTTATTCCTTCTACTACCTTCCAACTCACCTTCTGTTGCTGCCTTAACGCCGTCCTTACGCTTCTTCTCGTCCTTGGTCATCCGCCTGGAGTAGATCGTGCCGTTGCGGGTTCGGCTGAATACCCCATGCTGCTCCAGTTCTTGGACGCAGGTCCGTGTCTGGTCGCATGAGGCTCTGGCGAGCGCCGCTAACTGCTCGTCACTCGGCTTCATTCCGTTCACGAGAAGATGGCCGTATGGGTCGGCTTTATGCATCAACGCAAGCATCTCCATCCAAATACCGCGGGCGGCTAGGCTGCACATGCCAAGCCGCTCGTCGGACTGCCAATCCGACGGATAGAATTTCATCCACGGTCGGGAAGTCATTCATATTCCTTCCGCCACGGCTTACCGGCATTGGCGGCATTCCTTGCTCTGTCTCGCTTCTCCTCTTCTCTCGCTGCGCGCATGAACTCCCACTCGCGCACTTTGGCACCAACAAACCCGATCACCTCGTAAGCGCATTTGGTGGGGTCGCGCCAAATTTCGCTGCCGGTATAGCGGAGTAAATGCAGGTCGTTCTGCACCATGAACCGGTCGCGCTTCTTATCGTTCGCAGCTTGCTTTTTCGTCTTTTCGTGATAGTCGTGTCCGTCACATTCAACGACCACGGCGCAGTAGTTGCCGGCGGCATTGCAGCCCACGACGACGAAATCGGCGCGGTATGGTCCAACCTCGACTTGTGGCGTGATGACGACCCTGCACGCAAGTTTCCTGGCCTCGTTAATGCAATCGTCGAGCGAGCGTCCAAGGCAAAAATCGATCGTCACTGGCGGGAAAGAACATTGCAGGCTGTGCACGAGAAAGCCTGCGCACATGAGACGTTCGATAGGGGTCAGATCAACCGCACTCGACATCGCCATACCGAATACCCGCCGGTAGTTCGCTATTGAGTCCTCCACGATCAGCGCAATCTTCTCGTCCGTATCCATTAGACAACCCCTTCCGTCAGCCGCTCTTGCACGGCCAGGTCTTCGAATTTCGTCAGCTTTGCGTCGAACCGGACCTCGACTGATCCTGTCGGGCCTTGGCGCTGTTTCGGCACAAGAATCTCGGCCTTCGCCTTGGCCTTCTCCATGTCGCTCTGCCACTCGAAATACGAGGCTGCGTTCTTGTCGGTCGGCTCGGCCTGGGCGATGTAGTATTCGTCGCGGTAGAGGAACATCACGACGTCGGCGTCTTGTTCGATCGATCCGGATTCGCGCAAGTCAGGAAGCCGGGGCCGCTTGTCGTCCCGCCTCTCGCACTCACGGCTCAACTGGCTGAGTGCCAAGACGGGGATTTCGAGTTCCTTCGCGAGCGCCTTTAGCTGGCTGCTGATTTCGGTGATCTCCTGGGTGCGGCCGTCGCGGCGCTGAGACCCGGACACAAGCTGCAGGTAGTCCACGACCAAGAGACCGATGCCGTGCCGGCGCTTCATCCGGCGAGCCCGGGCGCAAAGCTGGGTGATCTTGATGCCGCCGGCCTCGTCGAAGTAGAGCGGGGTCGGGCCCAGCTTTTCCTCGGAGACCTGAAGGATGCGGTTGAAGTCCTCGGGCGATATGGCGCCGCGGCGCAGCCGATCGGCGGGGATTCCGATCTCCGTTCCGATCAAGCGGAACATGACCTCGCGAGCCGACATCTCGCAGGAGAAGAACCCGACCGGGCAACCGTCCTCTTCCTTGGTCTCAATGAACCTGCGGGCTGTCTCATAGGCGATGTTGGTCGCGAGCGCCGTCTTGCCCATGGCAGGTCTAGCGGCCAGGATCACGAGCTGCGCCGGGGCGAGCCCACCAAGCAAACTGTCGAGATCGCGGAGGCCGGTCGATTGCCCTGCCATCTTGCCGTCGCGCTGGTATGCCGCTGCGATGGTGTCGATCGCATCGGCTGCGGCCTCGAGCATCGTTACCTGGTGGTCCGACGCCTTGCCCTTCTCTGCGATAGCCGCCAACGCGGTCTCGGTGTTCTCGACCAGTGTGTCCGGGGTCGTTTCAACCGGTGCGTCCATCGCGGCCGCGATAAGCCCCTCGCCTATCTCGATCAGGCGGCGGCGTTGTGCCAAGTCGTAGACCACACGGCCGTCCTGCCACGCCAGTTGCGGCGGCGGTGCGGCCGCTGCGAGCCGTCCAAGATATGCCGGTCCCTTCAGTTCGCCGAAGTCGAGCTCGGCCACGTCCGTCTTGAGCGAGATCGGTGTTGCGCGGCGCCGGTTCAGGATCAGCCGCTTGATCGCCGCAAATAATTCCGCGTGCCCAGGGTCGTAGAAGTGTTCCTCGTCCAGCCAATCCGAGACGCGGTAGAACACGTCGTTCGTAATCAGCATGGCGCCGAGGATCGCTTGTTCGGCTTCAAGATTATGAGGCGGTTCACGCAGCACTGCGGTCCCCTTCCCCATTGGACCGTGCGGCCATGTATTTGTGGATGACCCGGCGGACCCCGGACTTGTCCCGGTTGCCGAAGAACCGACCGATCTCGGTGTATCGTCTCTGGAGGACGTGACGGCACTGATAGAACGCTTTCCCACGAGGCTCGATAAGCCGGTGTTCCTGGCTAGCCCCCCGCAGATCCTCAACGGTAACGCCGAACTCAGCGGCGACACGCTTCGCGATTCCCATCATCGGGCGGTCCTGCCCGTCCCATTGCCCGGCAACAACCTCGCAGGCTTCTCTCCAATCTTGGGCGTGGGTCATGCTGCGGCCCCCGTGTTGCTGGTTTCGAGGGGATCGAACTTTCCGACTTCATCGCCCCAAGAATCGAATCCAGGTCTGCGGGTGCGGGCAAACAGGTCCGCACGGAAGCCAAGGCTTGGACAGCAGCGATCGATTGCTTCGTAGAACTCGTCTGGCTTGCGAGAGTGTTCGCGCGCCAGGCCATCAATCAATGACGGGAACGGCTTGTGGTGGGGGTTCCCCATGGTGCCGACAAGCACCGGCTCATGCATCGTGCGTACACGATAACCAGTGCCGATTCGCACCTTGCCGTTTACGGTCGTTTTTCTCCAAACAATCTCGGATTTGTAGGTGAAACCCCACGATTCCATGACCTGCAACGCGAGCGGCAACATGCACCCAGTCGCCCACAAGAGAAGCAAGCAGTCACCGCGCGCCAAATCACCCACGGGCAGCGCCTTAATTTCGGCAAGCGACATGACCGAGTAGTGAGGGTCGGCCCCCTTGCCAGTGCCCGCTTCGGAATAGTTCTCGAAGTCCCACGGGGGGTCAGCCACGATCAACTCGTACCCGAACATCCGCAGTTTTCCGAAAGGCCACGTTCGAACGCTCACCCCTGCTCCCCTTTCGCAAACATATCGAGGAACTGGCCCATCAAGCCTTGGGGTGACCCGTCTTCGTGCCGGCACATTGCGTGCGCGATGGTCTCAATGGGAATCCCGCCTTGTAGCGCCATAGACACTGCGATTGCGGAGTCGCGCATGTAGACCTGGAGGTCGGTGCCCGCTTTTTCGCAGTTCAGGAAGACCTCGCCGGGCCGCCCGTCTTCGTAATAGCCAACGGTGGCGTGGTAGCTGGTGCGGCCCACCTTAAAGCGGAAGTTCTCGCTTCTGCGCCGATCTGGAAGTCGCTCACGGGTCATTTGGGCGCCTCCGCAACAAGCCCCGCCTCGCGCAAAACCTGCTCTATGCGCGAACGTCGCGCTTCTACGCCATGCAAGCTGAGCACGCGCCGTCCAGCGGCATCGCGGATGTATGTGAACTTGTTACTGATTGCCTCTACTCGCCAAGGAAGCGGGGCATCGGTTGGCGGCGGCGGGGCTGGGGGAGTAAAGTCTTCCTCGACCCAAACCCGCTTCCAGTATTTCATCGTGACTGGATGGTCTTCCGCTTCGTCGCGGCTCTTGAACCGACGCAGCGTCAGGATGGCACCGTTCTTGGTCTCGCCTTTGACGACGAAGCGCAGCTTGGTCATTACGCCTCCGCCCGTACTTTGGACCGGAGACGATCGACAACGCTCTGTGCGGCGTCCCCTACGCTTACAAAGGGGTCGGGGAGTTCGACGACCTTCTGGCGTTGCGCCAATGCTGACCGCTCGAAAGGCGGATCGCCCATGAGGCGCTGCGTCAGGTCGCGATTGTCGTGGACCATGACCGACCGGCGCCGCTTCAGTTCTTCGTCCGAGATCGGCCGCGCTTCCGTCTTGTGGTGCGTTGCCGCGGGCGTGCGGATTTCCTCGTTAAGCCGCGATGCGGCCCGACCCCTGTAGACGGCGCGACGCGCGTTCTTCTGCTCGCGATAGCCGGGAATGATCCGCAGCTTCAGCCATTCATAGCCGACGCCGAGCTCTGCTCCGAGACGCCTCCACGTCCACGTTTCCGGGTCCGCCTCGCGTAGCGCACGCGCCCGCTCAACGATCTCAGCTTCCTTATCAACTTTGACGATGTTCCCCTGTGGCATTTACGCTACCTCCTGTGCCATGCGGTACTCTTTGCCATTGTTGAACCACCACAGCGCCATGAGCGCGGCTTCGGCCCTACCCTCATCTTTCTTGCGCTCGAATTGCTGTGCGGCGCGCGGCAAGCGCTCGATAGCGACACGTCTGGCGTGGTCCTTGTCGGACGAGACGCCCATCGCCTTCTTCCACCGCTGAGGCGTGACAGGCTCATAGGGAATCGACATTCCCTGGAGCACGCCAAGTGCGACACCGTAGGAAGTGCCGAAGCGGAACATGCCCGATACGCCTTGCTTCGGCATTGCTGAGACCTGTTCGATCACGGCGTACTCAACGTCGCGCTCGCTGAGAAATCGTTGGATGGCATTGCCATCCACTAGCTTCTTTGCGCCCGTACCCATGACGGGCATGTCGCAGGTCTCACAGTCGTATTCTTCGTTCACAACTGCGATGGCGCCCGAGAAGCCTGGGTCGATCGCTGCAATAATCATGGCCTACACCGTGGCTTCGGCCAGAGCGGCAGGCTCGGCGCGGTGTTCGGTGTGGTCGTCTTCCGCGGCGTCCGCATCATCGAACAGGTCTGCTTGCATCCCGAGGGCGTGCATGTAGGTCGCCAGGATCGCCTCTTCTTCAAGGCGCTTGTGCTCGTCAGCCTTGCGCATAGAAACGAGCTTGCGCAGCGCCTTCACGTCGAAGCCGGTAGACTTCGCCTCCGCATAGACTTCCTTGAGGTCTGCCGACAGCGCGGCCTTCTCTTCCTCAAGACGCTCGATGCGCGACACGAAGGCGCGAAGCTGCTCCTTGGCCGATGTCTGCAAGATGGTCATGGTCCGGTCTCCTTCGATGGCTAGGCTGGTTGAAACTGTCCGAAGTTGAATTTGTCCGCGGCGCCCTTGCGGCGCTTGGGAACGGGGACGCGGGTCATGCGGTGGTGGGCTTCGCAGTACGGACGCCCCGCCATAGCTTTGTTGCCGCAACAGTCGCCCGTGGTCTCGTCACGGCCCCACAGCGGAAAACGGCACTGCCCCGGCTTCGTCTCCATGAACGGGACCCGCGCCATCGTTTCGGGATGACGGGGTGGCTCGGCCACAACCGGGAGGGCACCGGAGGACTCAGGCCGAGCCTTGCGCGCGGGGGACGCGCTAACTGATTGTTTTGCGACGAGGCTGGCGTGCTGTTTTTGCGTCGTCTTTGGTGTCCGTTTCGGGAGACCAAGCAGTCTGATTTTCGTGTTGACCGAGTCGCGGGTCTTGCCGACCGCGTCGCCAATCTTGCTGTTCGACAATCCCGCTTTGCGGAGCCGGATCAACGTCGCGACCTGATCGTCTGTCCATGGGGTTCCGCGCATCTAGACCTCCCATCCTGGGATTTGGGGGAATGTCTCGCCGGCCTCCAGGCGCTTCTCGTGGGCCTTGCAGGCGTGCATAACTGTGGTGTGGTCGGTGCGGTTGTAGAGTCGCGCGATGGCCGGGAACGAAAGGATCGTGAACCGGCGCGTCAGCCACATGGCGTGCTGCCGAGGAACCACAATCCGCGTCTCGCGAGACACAGACCGGAGCTCCGATATGCGAATCCCGTACCTATTCGCTACCGCCTTCCGGATCTTCTCGCCGCGGCCCAAGGGTAACGCGCCGACCTCGTCGAGAAGGTCATCGTATTGCTGCCGAAGCTGCGCGTTGCGACGCTGCAACTCAGCGATAATCAAATCCTTCGGGTCGGTGTCGGCAGGCAACACGAGCGGTGTAGGTAGTGCCACCCCGAATAGCGCCGCCCTTGCTTCCTTCGCGCGCTCTTTAACGCTCGCCTCGATCGGTCCCATTTACGCCTCCACTAATTTACTGGTGATGGAAAACTGCAGGCCCTTGGCATGGGTGCTGGACGGTGCGTGCAACGGCACCAAGAGCCAGGCTATGGCCAAGCCAATGACTAGAATCTCGTTGAGGATGGAGGAGGTCATGCGGCCTCCAGAATTGGTGCGTCAGACTTGGGCCGTTCCGGGAAGGCGTTTCGGCCACGAAGTTCACGACAAACCTCGCGCACGATCTCGTCGCCGGTCAGCTTGCGCACCAGCAATGGAACGATGCGGCACATCGCTTCGCGCTTCTTGATCGGGACGCACATTCGGTGCGCGATCGATGCTGTCTCGTCACGCCACAGCAGGTCGATCAGCGGAACGGTGATTGTGCGGTCTACCTCCGCGTGGTTTCGATATGGGCATGCCGAGCGGGTCTCACCGTTCTCGACATCAAAACAGACGAGGCCGGTCTGGTATCTCGTATGGGCTGAGACCTCGTCACACCACTTCGGCGCGATCCCGACCCAAAGTTCCGGCAGCACAGCGCTGAACGTTTTGACCTGATTTTCGAGGCGGTCAAGAACGTCGCGGCTTGATTTCAATTCGAGCCCGGCGATGTGGTCCTTCTGGATGAAGGCCATGTCGATCCGGCACTCGTTCACGACGAGCTCGTGCACGACGCGGCACCCAGGCCAACGCGCCCTGCCCCACTTCGTAGCGAGGTCGCGCATCGCCAACTCTTCCGAGGAACGGTTCGTCGTCATCCGCGCCCCCGTGAGGGGCGGCTAGCCCGCTTTGCGCATCTTGACGATGGCCTTAGCCAAGTCGATCTCAGCGCGTGAGATTGGCTGGATGGGTTGCTCTGATCGAACGACGTAAAGCCCGAGGCGTTCCCGATCTTCCGCCGAGGCTGTTTTCTCAAACTCAGCCGCGCGCCTGTCCTGCCATTCGAGCGATGCGTTGTAGAGGTCCGCGTACTCGTAAGCCCCGATCTTCCGGTAATACGCTTTCTCGACGAAGTAGTACGGACGCCGCAGCGCGATTGCCGCGCGGCATATCCTGTCTTTGATTTTCTCGCCTTCGATGAAGGGCTTAGCAGCGGCAACGACGCGCTCATGGCCGTCCTCCTGCAAAATTGTCAAACTTACCGCACCGCACAAATGGCTGATTAGCAGGGACATCAACTCACCCCCACGCTTTACTGAACACACGTCGGAAACACGTACTTGCGTTGCCGGCGCTCACTAACCAGGAGGGACAAAGTGCAGCCAAACGGAGAAGCTTCCCCGCGCTCAGGTGGCGCGCCTTGTCCCTCCGCCCCCTCACTCAAGGGCGGTACTCACTCAACAAACGCAGTCGACCCCGGCGCCTTCAAAGGAACCGAGAGAAACGGCGACATGGTCATCTTGAAATTCGAAAGGCTGAACCTCGTGCAGCCGCGGTGCGGCGCAATCGGGATTGCCTACTGTCTGTCGGAATTGGTGGAGTGAGGTCATGTGCTCGACTCCGCACTTAAGACATCAGCAATCACGGCCAACGTCTCTTGCGGAAGGACGCGACGGCGGTCCCTCCATTTCCATATGTCGTATGAGGTAAGGCCAGTGGCTTTGACTAGGCGATCCCAGCCATGCTCACTCCTAAACGAACCAACGGCATCACAAAGAGACTTAGGAAAATGGTGCTCGACATATGCCGCTTCATCGAAGTCACCAACTGTCTCAGTAATGAAGTTCATTACTTCGGGCGTCGGATGAAACCACTCGCTACGTATGCAATACTCGGCCAGCAATTTGTGGGCCGATTCTTCCGCTCGCTGAGTCGCTTCCTTTGCGCCGAGCCACTTAAGTTCATGTGGCGACGCATATTGAAGCTGCTTCATCCGGTAGTAGACAACGCCGCTAGTCCAACCGATTTTCACAGGACCAAACGGCGTCACCTGCAAGAAATACAGGTTGCCTATCTTCGTATCCCTGTTCTTGAGCGTCAGTCTCATTCTGATGACGCCTCCACAACAGGCTCACCGACCACCTTGATAGGGTTTCCTTCGATGTAGGCTTGGATTTTTCGAAGCGTCTTGAGCGTCACCGTGCTGCCGCCGCGCAGGCTATCAACCAGCTTGCCGTCATTAGCCGCGAGCCGCCCGAAGGTGCTTTCGGCCATGCCTTTCGCCTTCGTGTAGGCTTCGATCTCGCGGAGCACGTCTTGTTCGTTTGTAAACATCGACGCAAACCCTAATGGGATTGTTCCCATCTGTCAATGGGAGCGATCCCACGTGCATGAAATTCCTTGGATGGGCAAAATCCCATTATGAATAGGACATGGCGCGACAGGGTAATCGAGCTAACAGACCGGCTTTTGGCGGAAGGCGGGAACCTGAAAGCCGCGTCCAAGGCAGCGGGACTAAATGAGACAGGGTTCCGTGACCTAAGGGAGAAAGTGACCGACCCTAGGGTTGATACTCTCCAGAAGGTTGCCGCATTCTTCCGCGTGCCGCTCATGTGGCTAATCGAGGGCCGTGAAGACGGACGCATTCCCGTAATCTCGTGGATCAGCGCCGGGGCACTCGCCCAGCCTCGCACGATTGTGGACCCGGAAGACGTATTAGGCTATATTCATCAAGACTTTGACACTCGCGGAGACTGGATAGCTTTGCGCGTCCAGGGCGATTCGATGGACCGGATTTCGCCCCCAGAGAGCGTTATCTTGGTGGACCGCAAGGATAAGAGGCTTATCGCCAATGCCTGCTACGTCATTACAGACGGAGAAAGCGGGGACGCAACCTATAAGCGGTACAGGCCAGATCCGGCCCGATGGGAGCCTGTCTCCACGAATGCCGAGCACGAGCCCATCTACGTGACGGAAGACAGCAAGCCTACGGTTGTCGGTCGCGTCCGCCGCACCCTTCTGGATATGTAGTCCACACCGCAGAAAAGCTGCCGATTCTGGGGACATTTCCCATCTCCGACGACAAAATGGGATTGTTCCCATTTTTGTGCTTGACGGGTGGGATTGTTCCCATTAGGATAAATCCCATCCTCAGTAACGGGGAGCGAACGGAGGTTGGATCGTGAAATTTGTCTGTCCGGTATGCGGTGATGAGTTCGAGCGCGACAGGGACCGTAGCGACCGCACGTCGGTGTGTTCCCGCAAGTGTGCCAGCGCGCTGGGCAACGCCCGCAGGAGCATCAAGACAACTCCAGATACACGCTCTCGCCAATGGGAGCAGAACAACCCCGAAAAGCGGCGCGCCCAGAAGACAGTCGAGAACGCATTGAAGGCAGGCCGCTTAGAGCGCCAACCATGCGAGCGGTGCGGCGCTGAGAAGGTTCACGCGCACCACGACGATTATTCGAAGCCGCTCGACGTGATGTGGCTTTGCCCGAAACACCACCGCGAACGTCATCGCGAATTGGATGCAATGGCCGCCTCTACGGAGGCCGCTTAGGAGAGTTCCTCCCGAGACCCAGACCATCGGGTCTCACCCTAGCTGGGGCCGGGATTCATTCAGTGTAGAGCGTAAGTCCCGGCCCTTCTTTTTTGGAGATTGAACGAGTTGAGACAGTTTTCATGAGGGGCGGCGTGGAAAACCGCAGGCTGATGGATTGGGGTTATCCCGGTCGAGCCAGGAGACACGCATTCCAGTGGGGGTTAGCGACCCCAGGTCGGTGACGGAGAGTTGGGTGCCTTCACCATTCGCCGGAGTAGCGACCGGCCCCCTCTTGAAAGCTGTTTACCGCACAAGCGATCCAGCGGGCCTTTAGCGAATGGGATCGCACCTTTGACGTCCGAAGCGTCAGAAAACCCAAAGACCCCGGTTCCGGCTTTCCCCAAATCGACGGGGCCGGGGTCAACCTAAACGGAGAATGTGATGGGACAAGAGCGAGGAATCCCAGGGTGGCCAGACTACAGCGTGACCGACGATGGTGTCGTGTACGCCACCGGGACCAACTGGCGGGGCTACGGCAAGCGCGTTCTAATCCAGCATTTGAACGCCTACGGCTACCCGACCGTGCGGCTGAAAACGTCGACTGGCTGCCGTAGGCGGAAAACAGTTCACGGGTTGGTTGCCTCTGCTTTCCTGCCGCCCAGGCCATCGCAGGCACACGAAATCCGACATATGGACGGCAACAAAACGAATAACGAAGCCAGCAACCTGGCGTGGGGAACGGCCAAAGATAACGCGGACGACCGGAGGCGTCACGGTCGCACATCGCGTGGAAGCAGGCACTCAGAAGCCATTAAACGAGGGTTCGCGGAAAGGGTTCAGCCATGACCAAACCGACTCCAGGACCTTGGAGAATTAGCGAGAGCGGTTCGGGTTATGTCGAGCCCGGCATAGACATCGTAAGCGATTGTCCCTGGACCGTTACGGCGGTTCTAACCGACTGCCCTCACTACGAGGCCAACGCCCGCCTGATCGCAGCGGCTCCCGATCTTCTGGAAGCCGCACAGAAGGTTCTAGCCGGACTCCACGAACGCATGAAGGAAGCCAGGGACGCAAAAGAAGCTGTCCCCGTATTCGACGGCATCGCTGATCTGTCCGACGCAATCAACAAGGCGAGTGACCGATGAGCGAGACCGTCCAGAAACCGTGGCCAATCGAAATAGCTTTGACCGGCGGGGAGCAAATGCCGGACGGCACGATGGTCGCAAGTTTCGTGTGGCCAGCCGACAGGCCATTGAATGTCGGGCATAGCGTCCGCTTCAGCTTGACACCCGTATTTCCAGAGAAAGGCGAGTAGCGATGACACTGCTGATCGCGATTTTGCTCATGTACTACGTCATCGGCATTGCCAACCCATTTGCCTACATCGGCGTGGTCTTCCTCTGGTTCGCACACCTTTGCGTGAAAGGAAGCTGAACGATGAGCCCCTATCTCGAACCCGCACCCCGCAGCCAAGCCCGTGTCCTTCACGACATGCTGGAACGTGGAGACATGTACGAGATTGTCGAACTAACCGGCAATGGACCTGAGCCTATCGGGGAACGGTATCGGTTTTCGCTAGCAGAATGCGTGCGTGACATCGCGACGATGGATGGAATTTCGGGACGGGCTCTCGCTGTCGTTTGCCTGAACTTCTGCTGCGCTACTTCGGAAGTCATCGACCACGATAAGCTCGTATCCGAGGTCTACACCTACATTACCCGAGAGTGTTTGGACGATCCAGACCAGAAGTGGGACTGCCCATTCCTTGATGAGAGTTGGCCTGACTGGCGGAACGAATTTCGCCGGGAATGGAACCATGAACGTCAGGCCAAAGACGATGCACGCTTCTACGCGAGGACGGGGACATGAGCAAGAAAGACGGCGGACCTGCGCCGTGCGCTTGGTGTGACCGCCCCTCACATATCCGCCAGGGCCGAATTTTGCTGTGCGCTATGCATTACCGCTTTTCGTCCATGCGGACCAGAGCCACGCGCGACGGCAAATATGTTCCCACACGCGACGAGATCGAAAGTCTGATCCCCTCGCCCTTCGTCTGTATCGGATGCTCGCGTGAGATGAACTGGCTTCGCAGCGACGGGGCATCAACTCAGGTGACGCTACAGCACGACAGGTCAGGCAAACTTAGGCTTATTTGTTTGGGTTGCAACACGCGGCACGCCCATCACCCGGACGATAGCTATTACGACGTGCCAGATGGGCACAAGCGATGTGGTCGGTGTGACCGAGTGCTGTCTCGCGAACATTTTGCAGTCGATAAATCACGTGCAGTCGGGCTCAAGGCTTGGTGCAGAAAGTGCTCCCATGACAGCCATACCGAATGGAGAAAGAAGAACCGTGACCACTACAACGCAAAGCAAAGAGAAGGCAGAGCCCGTCGCAGCGCCAAGTGAGATCAGTCTTCGCGATTGGTTCGCTACGCACGCGCTCGGCTTCGGGTTCGACTGGACGAATGTGCACGAAACAGGCGGGTATTCTGAGGCCGCGCAGGTTGCCTACGAGATTGCCGACGCGATGCTTGCCGAAAGAGACAAGCCATGACCCTCCCCCAATACATCCAAGACGGCGCCGACCTATTAGAACAGCGCCACAACGAAAGGACATCCGGCATGGGTACTGAGTTAGCCGAGAAGCAGGAAGTGATGCGAGTGCACGAGGCGGCACAAGCGCCAGTGCCGGCCGATCCCGCAATTGGGCTCATGGACGTTATCAGCCGCGCCGCGAGCGATCCGAATGTGGACGTGGAGAAGATGCGGGCCCTGCTGGACATGCGCCGGGATCTGGAGCGCGACGACAACGCCAAGCGGTTCAACGAGGCCATGAGCGCGGTTCAGAAGGCCGTCCGTCCAATTGCGGCGGATGCGGCCAACCCGCAAACGCGCAGCAAGTACGCCAGCTATCCGGCGCTCGATAAGGTTCTGCGACCGATCTATACGCAGCACGGCTTTGCGCTCAGCTTCGACACCGGGGATGCGCCGCAAGAAAGCTACGTGCGCGTCGTGTGCCACGTCTCATGCGAGGGCCACACCCGCACCTATCACGTCGACATGCCGGCCGATGGCAAGGGCGCCAAGGGCGGCGACGTGATGACGAAGACGCACGCCGTCGGGTCCGCCATGTCCTACGGCATGCGCTACCTGCTCAAGATGATTTTCAACGTCGCTGTCGGCGAAGACGACGACGATGGGAACGCCGCGGGCGCGGGGCCGAAGGTCACGGACGAACAGCGGGCAAAGCTCAGAGAGCTTGCCGACGAGGTTGGCGCGGACGTCGAGAAGTTCTGCAAGTACATGCGCGTGGAGAGCCTTGCCGACATCCCCGCGGCACAATTCCAGCGGGCGCTTGACGCCCTCGAAGCGAAGCGGGGGAAGGCACAATGAACCGGCTGGACTTCGAACAAGGCTCGGATGAGTGGAAGGCCGCGCGTTGCGGGTCTCTTGGCGCGTCGGCGCTACACGAGGCGGTTGCCAAGACCAAGAGCGGCTGGGGGGCCGCGCGCGCGAACCGCATGGCGGCGCTCATTATCGAGCGGCTGACCGGCATCCCGCAGGACACCTACCAGAACGCCGCGATGCTGCATGGGATCGAAACCGAGCCAGAGGCGCGGGACGCCTACGAGTTCCGTACTGGGGCCGACGTTGAACTGTGCGGCCTCGTCCTTCACCCGGCGATCGACGGCACGCACGCGAGCCCTGATGGCCTTGTCGGCGCCGACGGTCTTGTCGAAATCAAGTGCCCGCAACCGGCGCAGCACCTATCGACGCTGCTCGGTGAGACAATCCCCGACAAGTACGTGAAGCAAATGCAATGGCAGATGCGGTGCTGCGAACGGGCTTGGTGCGACTTCGTTTCATACTCGCCCGCGTTCCCCGAGGCCATGCGCCTCCACATCCAGCGAGTGAAATACGACGGCGCGCTTGTGTCCGCACTGGAGACGGACGTGTCCGCGTTCCTTGTCGAGGCCGACAAGAAACTGGCGGAGCTTCGCAAGATGTACGGCGCAGAAGAACCGCCGCTGGTCAGTCACAGGGAGATGATGCGCCAACTGCAGGAGCCCCGCCCATGCTGATCCCCGTCGCGTGCCTATGGAAGAACGGCGCCTTCATCCCCGCAACGAGCTACCAGCTTAAGCGGTGCCAGGAGCACTTCGAAGACGGCAAGCGATACGCGCTGATCGAACATCAAGAGCGGTCGATCAACAGCCACAATCATTATTTCGCTGCGCTCCATGACGCATGGCAGAACCTTCCAGAAGACATTGGCGTCGACTTCCCGACGGTCGAGCACCTGCGCAAGCGGGCTTTGATATCGACCGGCTACTACGACCAACGCTCTGTCGTGTGCGCCGACAACGAAGAGGCGCGGCGCGTGGCCGCATTCATTCGGCCCATGGACGAGTTCGCGCTTGTGGCCGTGAACGGTCCCGCTGTCGTCGTCCGCACCCCCAAGAGCCAGACGTACCGAGCGATGGACCGCAAGACCTTTTCGGAGTCGAAAGAGAAGGTTCTCGGTTGGGTGTGGGATCTCGTCGGAGTCGACCCTGACACAGGGAACAGGGAGGCTGGGCAGGCGGCGTGACCCCCTACGACCTCATAGCCCCGCGCAAAACTCTTACGCGAAAGCAGAAGGCGGACATCTTCGTTCGCGAGGACGGGATCTGCCACATCTGCGGCGAACGGATCGACGCGGTGAAAGAGCCTTGGCACGCGGATCATGTGATCCCGCGGGCGATCAGCGGCAAGGACACGCTCGAGGAATACAAGCCGGCGCACCTGGATTGCCACGGCGAGAAAACCAGCCAAGACCGCAAGGACATTGCCAAGTGCGATCGCATCCGTGCCGACAGGCTCGGCGTGCCGAAGACACGCAAGGGGCGCCCCCTACCCGGCACCAAGGCGAGCGGGTGGAAGAAACGAATGGATGGTTCTGTTGAGCGACGAGACTAAAATTTGCGAGGTCTGCGGCATCCGATTTGCCAGATCAGGCTTGGGATATGCGATCAGCAATACCCGTTGGCGCGAGCGGCGCACTTGCTCGCACAGATGTGGCGTTGTGAAGATGCACGCTAGCAAGGGCAACTACCGCCACGGGCATGCTCGACAGGGGCGCGTTTCTCGCGAGTTCAGTGCATACCGGGCAATGCTGGCCCGCTGCTACAACGCAAGCCACAAGGATTACCAAAATTACGGCGGTCGCGGGATATGCGTCTGCGATGCGTGGCGCGCTAAGAATGGCTTCCAGTCGTTCGTCGCTCATGTTGGTCCTTGCCCAGATGGTTTGACATTGGACCGGGTCGATTCAAACGGGCCATACGCACCAGGGAACGTCCGGTGGGTCACAAGAAAAGAGCAGTCCAGGAACCGCCGCATAACTGCCAGCGATGACGGAAAAACCATTGCAGAGTGGTCTGAAATTCTCGGCATCAACTACCACACATTGATGGACCGATGGCGTCAGGGCGACCGAGGGGAGCGCCTACGCCGCCCCGTCCAACAGCATCAACCCAAAGATCGGGGCATCGAATGACCGGCAAGACATCCCCCGAACTCATCCGAGATCTGATTGAGAAGGTCGAAGCAGGAAGCGGGCCTGATCGGGATATTGAGTTGGACGTGGCGATATGGGCACTGTTTGAGCCAAGTGACCACGGCTGCGCACAGCGCGAATACGAAACGAAGTTGGCGCAAGCCGAGGCCAACGGACTGACGAACCGAAAAGACGCCTGTTGGCGCTTCGCGTTCGGACGATGCCCAAAATATTCCGCCTCCATAGACGCAGCGGTAGCGCTTACAGAGAAGCTGTTCCCAGGCATCAACTGGGATGTGTCTTGGATCGGCGGGGAGTGGAGGCCGGGTTACATCGCGCGAGCGCGCGTGGCGATGCCGTATTCAGGCCGAGGCGACAAGGAAGACGGGTTCCCCTGCGAGAAGGGCGAAGCCAAAACCGCACCCCGCGCCCTTCTCTCCGCCACGCTCCGCGCCAAGCTTGCAATGATGGAGGATAGCTAGATGGAACTTGTATTCCTAGCGGCTAGGTGGGTTATCGGTGCATTGCTCGTTCTGCTGATTATCTGGCGTCTATGCGACCACGAAGATCGCATCCGCGATATTGAGCGCATCCAGAGCCAGAATGGAGGCGGGGATGGGTGAGCCTGTGGGGGCGGAACCAAGCCTTACCATCGATGACGTTGTACGAATACTAGACAGCAAGAGTACAGGCATGGCTCTGGTTGCAATGGTCTGTGGTGCGCAACAAGTTGAACGTCCAAACGGACGCTGGGTCATGAACCGCATTGCGATGGCAGCCTGCCGCAAGCTCAAAGACTCGGAAGGCGACTATCTCTGGCAACCGCCAATAAACGCCGCGAAGGATGACTCCCCCACGCTCATGGGCTTCCCGATTGTAGAAGACCAGAGCATGCCAAACGTGGGTTTGGATGGATTTTTGGTTGCCTTCGGACCAAGCGTCACCACCCCGGCCAAGGGGGAGGACAGCACCGTCCTCGAAGAACTCAAGCTCCTACGACAGCAGCTAGAGACAGGGGAACCCGACGGGGGCTCGCTGCGCATCCACTCTGCTACCGGCTACGACCAGCAGGCACAGGCAAACGTCCGCGCCATTGTTGGTGACGCTGAACGCCTCATCGAGTCCCTCAAGGAAGAACGGGACCAACTCCGTTCGGTTATAAACCATGCTTCCCCGAAGCTCTTGGACTACGCAGAAGAGATAAACGAACTCAAGGCACAGGTAGAGAAGCTGACAGCCTTGCTGAGCGACGCTGCGGCTCACGTTCTCCCGGCAGACACATACCTTCTTGACCGGATCACCGACGCACTAGCAGAGACCGGGGCGTAGAACGATGTCGGCAGAACAAGACGAACTCGTAGAGGCGGGATGCAAGGTGCTCAAGCCTGGAATGTTCGCGCACGGTCTTGAGGGCTTGGACAGCGACGGACCCGGCTGCAAAGCAACGATGAAAGCAGTTCGGAGCGATGTTGAAAAAGTAATCGAAGCCACCTGCCCCCTTATAGAGCGGGCGCTGCTGGAAGAGATGTTGCGTGTTTTCTGGCATGGTCCCTGTAACCCAGACGACGAATACCCAGCCTTATTCATCAAGAACTTCGCCAAAGAGAAGCGCAACATAGACCTATTGGGAGAAGGGTGAATGGCGTCACTGACTGACTTCATCCGCGAGTCCAATGCTATCGAGGGGATCTATCGCGATCCGACTGAGGCAGAGATCGCCGCTCACTTTCGGCTGCTAAACCTGTTCGAAGTGAGCGCCACAGCGCTCGGTGATTTTCAGGCTGTTGTAGCACCGCAGAAGCCGTTACGTGAGCGCGTCGGGATGAACGTCCGCGTCGGCAACTATATTGCCCCAGAAGGTGGGCCAAACATTGTCCGTCGCCTGCAAGCGATCTGCAAAAAGGCCAACCGCAACGAATGCCCGTGGAAGGTCCACTTGGCGTTCGAGCGGTTGCATCCATATCTCGACGGTAACGGAAGAACGGGGCGAGCCTTGTGGGCCTACATGATGCACGCCAAGGGGCATGACCCGTTCGCGCTATCGTTCCTACAACGCTTCTACTACCAGACTTTGGAGCGCGCCCCGTGGCGGTAGAGCCCCAAGTCATAACCCTCCCCGTGGTGACGATCTCCGAGCCGCATAGACTCGCGAACGGGAAGTGGCGCGTGGAGGCGAAGTGGTCCGATCGACCGACACTCACCTACCAGAAGACGGGCGATACACCGGAAGAGGCGATGTCAAAGGCGAGTGAAGCCACAGACCGTCGCTACGCCTCAATTCTAAAGTCGCAGGCGGCCAAATACAGCCGCAGCGCAGGACGACGCAAGCAAGCCCGTCTCGCTAATTCTGGGGCCGCTGCGGGCCAGGAGGCGGGATAGTGGAACGCTGGCTGATATGCGGCGGACGGGACTATGCCGACCGAACCACATTTTCCAACACCCTGATAGACCTAGCCGCAGACCGCGGGTGGCCACGCCTAGTGATTCACGGGAATGCTACGGGCGCGGATGCGTTGGCTGGCTTCTGGGCAATTGCCGTTGGCGTTCCCATCCTAGCGTTCGCTGCCGACTGGAACAAGCACGGCCGCGCGGCAGGCCCGATCAGAAATAAGCAGATGCTGGACGAGGGAAAGCCAGACTTGGTGATCGCTTTTCCCGGCGGCCGCGGCACGGCCAACATGGTGCGCCAGGCCCGAGAACGTGGCGTGGAAGTCGTGGAGGTCAAATGAGCGCCAGGCTCCGCTTCCGTGTCGATCCGAGAGACGCGCCGGCGGAGAAGGCGGCTCGGCTGCTGCACCTCAATCTGAAGGAGTTTGAGGCGAAGCTGCCGGAACTCGAAAGGCGTGGCTTCCCGCCGGCTGACCCCACGACCGGGATGTACGACCTAGTCGCGATCGACGCCTGGCAGAGCGCCCGGCACGCCAATCTAGGCTTGACGACACAACCCCAAGCACGGGACGCTAGAAGCGTAGTAGCGGCCCGTCTTGGGGGGATAAGGCGTGGGTAACGTGAAGATCCCGTACTATGTGGTGCCAAAGGGCAAAAAAAGCGGGTACTGGCGCCCCAACAAGTACATGAAGCGGCTCGGCTTTAGCGATATCCGATGCGGACCAGACGGCCCCGAGGCTTGGAAAATAGCCGAAAGCTGGAACGCCAAATGGAAGGCGGTACAGGCCGGGGATTCCCTGTCCCCGCAGGCCACCACGAAGCTATCCGTTGAAGAGGCCGAAGACCTGACGATCTATCCCGAGGGCAGCATCGGCGCGGGCTTCCGGCGCTACCGGAAATCGCTCCCCTGGCGCGAGAAGGCGGAACGGACGCGGGAGAATTGGTGGCGGGGCTGGAAGCGCATCAAGCCGGTGTTCGGCGACGTTGACCCTGCCACGGTCGAACCGGAGCATATCGAGGATTGGTATGCGGGGCTCTTGCAGAACCACAGTCTCCACGAAGCGTGGCTCGCAACAAAGACATGGCGTGCGCTCTGGAAGCCGCTGGCGTCCTACGGGCTCTGCGTGAAGAATGCGGACCCGTCCGGCAATATCCGCAACTCGGCGCCGAAGGGGCGAACCGCCACCTTTTCGGAAGGCGAAGCCGTCCGGCGCATCAAGCGCGCGATCCGCATGGGCCACCACGGTCTAGCCTGCATCATGGCAACGGCATGGGACACGCAATTCTCGCCTGTCGATTGTCGCACACTCGCGCCTGAGCATCGAGGCGAGGACGGCGACGGCGCGTTCTTCCTGAAGTATCGGGAGAAGACGAAGGACGCGGACCCCGACGCTATTGAGGCGGTCGGCACGCTCAGCAAGCGCAGCCGGCGACTGATCGAAGCCTATCTCGCATCGCTGCCGATCGAGATATTGCCGGGGGCCCCGCTGTTCCGGAACCGCACCGGCACGCCTTACACTAAGGACACGCTGTCTCGCGACTTCCGGGCCGTGCGCGATGTCGAGGCCCCCGGCGACGACAGGAAGCTTATGGACTTCCGCCGGTCGGGCGCCGTCGAGGCAACCGCGGGCGACGTCGATCCGCTGGCACTGTCTCAGAAGATGGCCAACTCGATCGCCCGTTCGAAGAAGCTGCAGGACACATACATCCCCAAGCGCGCGGCACTGGTGCGCAGCGCCGACAAGGCGAGAGTGCGGGGACGGCAGGCGCTACGGGGGAACAAAGGTGGCTAG